GCCTACGTGGATTCGGCTGGGGCCACAGCTATCGCCAGCTCCGTCGTGTCAGCGGCGCTGACCGGACCTTCGGGCAGCATCTTCGCGGCAATCGCCGTGGAGTCCACGGCGCGGGCGACGGCAGACTCTGCGTTGGCGTCTCGGGCAACGGCCCTTGAGGCGAGCGTTGACACGCCGACAACCGGGCTTCTCGCACGAGTCGGAGTCATTGAGTCTGCCTACGTGGATTCGGCTGGGGCCACAGCTATCGCCAGCTCCGTCGTGTCAGCGGCGCTGACCGGACCTTCGGGCAGCATCTTCGCGGCAATCGCCGTGGAGTCCACGGCGCGGGCGACGGCAGACTCTGCGTTGGCGTCTCGGGCAACGGCCCTTGAGGCGAGCGTTGACACGCCGACAACCGGGCTTCTCGCACGAGTCGGAGTCATTGAGTCTGCCTACGTTGACTCGACCGGTGCCACGGCAATTGCCAACAGCGCGATCACGGCGGCACTGACTGGGCCTAGCGGCACAATTTTCGCAGCCGTGCAGTCGGAGGCAACGGCCCGCGCCACGGCCGACGGCTACCTCGCCGGCAAGTATGCGCTAACCGTCATCGCTGGCAACGTCGTGACCGGCCTGACGATCACGTCAGCCAGCGCACCGGACGGTGGCACCGTAAGCGAGATCAAGTTCCAAGCCGACAAGTTCCAGATCTACAACGGCACGTCGGGCGTGGCTCCGTTCTCCCTCGTTGGCTCCGACCTGACGCTGAACGCCAATGTGACCGTCAACGGGACGCTCGACGTTGGCACGGCTATTGAGCGCACGGTGATCGACGGCACGACATTCCGCCGCGGTGCGCCCACCGGCAATCGCACGGAGGTTTACGCAGACAGCACAGACGGGTACACCACGCTGCGCAGCTACAACAGCGCGAACGAACTTGTTGCCCTGATCGGCACGGAGCTGGCAGGTGGCCACGGTCAGCTTCGCCTACACACTGCGGCCGGCGTGGAGACCCTGACTCTAAACGGGGACACCGGCCGCGTGCAGTTTGCCGAGGTTGCGCGAGGCGGCAACGCCAGCGCAAGCGCCCCGACCTACAGCTTTGCCGCCCGCACTGACGACGGGCTCTACAGTAGCGGCGCGGCGGAACTGAGCTTCGCCCTAGGTGGCCGGCAGAGCTACCGCTTTGGGCGATCAACTGAGGACTACGTCCTTGAGATCGGCATGGGCAGGTCTGGCGCCGGAGCCGTCCGCATCGACCTCATCGGCGACACTACCTTCACCGACTACGGCCTGCGCATCGAGCGTGGCGGCGCAGGTGCCAACGCCGACACGAACCTGCTGCACCGCGGGACGGGGTCTTTTAATCTGACCTGCCAAGAGTTGGGGGCATGGCTCGTCATGTCCGCCGAGCAGATTCATTTCAATGGCGACCTGTACCTGCTCGGCACGGGCGGTCGGCTCGTCTATAACGACGGGCTGCAGATTCTCGGCGGGCGCGGCGCCGCAGTGAGTGACGCCGCGACGGACGCACCGACTACGGCCGACGAATCGCACAGCCTGTCCGGCTCGGATACCGTGGACCTCTTCGGGCTCGAAAGCGCCCTGAATGCCCTTGCGGCCGCGATCAACGCAATGGGCGGCAATGTCAACGGCAACGGTACCAGCTTTAACACCCTGCTGACCCGCCTACGCCCCACCGCCGGCCACGGCCTCATCGCCGCGTAAAACGCTCTCGACAGGAAACCTTCTGCAACCTATTTCCCGAGGTAACAAATGGGCGACACCCTTCAGGCATTGGCGGAGCCGGAAGCTCGAATCACCAACCGTGAAATCGAGCGGCTGGAGGGTGCGCTTCTCCATCTTGAGCAGGTCGAGGTTCCGCTGACTCATCGGTTCGCGCCCGGCGTCTACATGCGCGAGGTCGTCATGCCTGCTGGCGCGTTCATCATCGGGCACGAGCACAAGACCGAGCACTTGAACATCGTCAGCGAGGGCCGCGCCTCTGTGCTGATGGACGGCGTGGTGCATCAGATCAAGGCCCCGTGCACTTTCGTTTCCAAGCCCGGCGTCCGCAAGGTCCTCTTCATCCACGAGGACACGCGCTGGTCCACCATTCACCCTACCGACGAAACCGACATCCCCACGCTTGAGGACAAGCTGATCGTGAAAAGCGAAACCTTCGAGGCGCACCAGCTCGCACTCGAAGGGCAGAAAGCCCTCAAGCAACTGCTGGCTGAAGGAGACGCACTATGAGTTTCGCCGCAATCGCTATCGGAACCTCTGTTGCAGGCGCCGGCCTGAGCTACATGGGCGCTCGCAAGCAGGCCAAGGAAAACCGCCGCACGCAGGACGCCAACGCGGCCGCGGACGCCGAGGCGCAGCGCCAGAACTGGGCGCGCTACCTCATGCAGCGCGGCATCGATCCGGGCCAAGGCGTTGAGACCGGCGCCCTGCCGATGAACGCCCGTGCGATCAACACACGCCTTCCTCTCTGGATGAACGTCAGCCGCGCCGGCCCCGGCGCGATGCCCGTGCCTTCCGGCTCCGCAATCCCGATGCGCGCCACGGGCGTCGTCCGCAGGAAGGCAGGTGTGTGATGGCCTCCTACGAACAGCTCACCTCCTACTTCCAGACCAATGTTCCGGGCGGGAACGTGAACCCGTACGAGCCGGAGTGGAACGACCGGTTCAACCAGTGGATCGGCGAGATCATGGCCGACCTCGGGGTGTCCTCATGGGAGGAAGTCCCTATACAGGAACTCGACAACTACGAGTACGTCGGCCCGACCAGCCAGCCGGCCGAGCAGTTCCTTGGCGAGGAGGCTCTTCGCCGTGCGCTTGAGGATATGTCGCGCGACCCGGCCCGGCGTGCGGAGGCGCAGGCCATCATCGACCAGCTCAACCGCGACTACGATGCGGCGCTGGCGAACAACCGCAGTGCCCTTGACGGCAGCCGGTACGCCGAAGAGCTTGCCCAGGTGGGCCGCAGCCGCGAGGAGATGCTGGCGGCGATCGATGCGGAGGCCGCCGAGCGCGCCGCCGCGATCGACGCGCAGACCGCGCAGCTTCGCCAAGGGCTCGATGCCCTGACCACCGAGCGGCAACGCCTGCTTGACGAGGCGCAGACCACGACGGACGCCGCCATCACCGCCCGCAATCAGGCCCGCATCGCAGCCATCGACGCGGAGACCGCCCAGCTGCGACAGGGCATCACTGACCTTGAGGTGCAGCGCATGGCCTCGCTGGAGGAGCTTGCCGCCGCCCGGCAGCAAGCGGCGTCCACCGTCGCGGCCGGCGTGAACCAAGGGCTGGAGCGGACGCTGGACGACCTCGACGCGGAGCGCGCCTTGCAGGGCTACGTGGGCCGCTCTTCGGGCGACGTGGCTGCCGCCACCCGCGCGACCGTGGAGGCCCGCCAGCGTTCAGCCGAGATCGGCGCGGAGGCTCTGCTCGCCAACGCCAATGACCGCCGCGGGGTGCGGGATGAAATCTCCGGTCTAACATTTGACCTGACTTCGCGCGACGCCGCTGGCCGGCGTGGGATCGCGGACGAGGATGCGTCTTCCCGCTTCGACTTGGCGACCATGCTGGCGAACGAACGCCGCCGGGTGGGCGACGAGTCGGCGCTGGCCGGCTATGGCATCACCGGGCAGGACGCGGGGCTCCGCTTCACGAACGCGAGCGACGCGGCCCGCCTTCGCCGGGAGGCCGAGAACACGGCGACCGGCCTGCGCCAGACCTACTTCGACAATGACTTCACCCGGCGCCAAGCGGCGACCCTGCTGCCGCTGACGATTGGGCGCGAGCGGCTGGCGATGGTCGGAGCGGCGGACGAGGCTGGCTACCAAGGCCTCCGCCGCGGGCTCGACACGCTCAACTGGTTCTCGGCCGAGGGCTCCATGCCTTCGTCTCAGCCGTTCTACCGCCAGCCTTCGACGGAGGGCGCAGACCTCGCTGGCCTCGGCGCTGGCCTTGTGAGCAGCGGATTCAACCTGGCCGCCTCGAACGGCTCGTGGTTCAAGCCGAAGGCGAAGACGCCTTCAAGCAACGCCGACATCGACACCGGCCTGAGCTACGTTTGACACTATGGCAACCGGACCCCTCTCCCTACTCGGCGATGCGCTGGCCCGTGGCACGGGTCAGATGGCTGCCATTGCAATCAGTGAACGCGAGCGCGAGCGCCGCCGCGCGGAGGAACAGGAGGACTACAACCGCCGCCGGCAGGATGCGTTGCAGGACTACCGGATGCAGCGCGACGATCGCCGCGCGGACATTACCGAGGCGCAGAAGCAGGAGGAAGCCCTATATAAGCGCCGCCGTTTCGACCGGCTGGTGGATTCGTTGGTCGAGCGCGGATACCTTTCGCCGGAAGACATCGACAAGCCGGACGCAGTGAATGCAGCCATGGCGAAGATCGAGACGCCCGAGCAGCGGCGCGCCATCGAGGAGCTTGCCACGTACAAGGCCGCGCTGCCACGGATCATCGAAGCCGTGGGCGAGGTGCCGAATGCTGCTGCCGTGCTTGGCGCAAACCCGATGGACGCTGCCAGCGTGCAGGCTGCACGCAATGTGATGAACGCGGCGTACTCTCGCCTTGGCCAGATCGCCGAGTCGGACCGGGAGCGGGCGCAGAACAATGCCAAGTTCGCTGCCGCTGCGTACGTGGCGCAGCTTTCCAAGCAGACCGAGATCGAACTCGCAATGGAAGGCGACGAGCAGGAAATCGATCGCATCCAGAACGGGGCGTACGATGCGGAGATGCTTATGGCCGAGCGCCAAAAGGCAGCGGCGACCCGGTTTCCTGGCAAGTCAGAGATCGATCTGCGCCCCGATGAACTGGCTGAAGTTGAGCGAGTCGCCATGGAGGGGCTTGCGGACGCCCGCTTCTTGCGCATGGCGCCGATTCAGTCGCGCTACCAAAATCGAGTTCGCCAGCTGCAAACCGCGCAGCGCGGTGTCGGCTACATCGCCGAGCTTTCGCGTGCCGGTGCGTTTGCCTTTGCCCCGGAGGCTGCACAAAAGGTGACGACTGCGACCGCGGCACCTGCCACCCCCGGCCGCACGCCTCCCGCCATCGCCGGCGAATCGGACACGGATGAGTTCCTGTCTGGCCTTTCTGGCGGCATGCCTCGGCCGGCCTCTCCGGCTGCCGTGGTTGGCGACCTTCCTTCGCCGCCGCCTGCGTCGGTTGTGCCTCAGATCCAACCACTCGAGAACATCCGAGACCCTCGACGCGAGGAAGCGCCTCCGCCTTTCTTTGGGCCACCCGGTGTCCGCGACAACGCGGCGAATCGTCAGCGTGTGATCGACGCGGGCCGCGCTGCCTTCGCTGCACCAATGGACTCGGCACGCGCCGCCCTTGGCGTAATCCAGCCCAGTAACTGGGAGACGGTAGAGACCGACGACGGAAGGGAGATCAGCGTATTCGGTCAGACTCCTGAGTACGTGGCTCGCCTGCGTGAGCGGGCTGCATACTTTCCGCAGGGCACGAGCTTCAGCCGACGCCTGCTTGATCGCGCCAACCAGATCGAGCGCAGCCTTGCCCAACGCCGTACTCGCGAGGCCCAGGCCGCGCTCGGTGTCGGCCCGTAGCTTTCACCACCGACACCATGCCAAACCTAAACCGCGTCACCCTCATGGGCAACCTGACGCGCGACCCGGAACTCCGTGTCACGCCCAAGGGAACCTCAATCGCCAGCTTCGCGCTGGCCATCAACCGCGACTGGAAATCCGAGTCCGGCGAGAAGCAGACCGAAGTCACCTTCGTGGACATCGAAGCGTGGGGCAAGCAGGCCGAGGTCATCGCCAAGTACCTGACCAAGGGCAGGCCCCTCTACGTGGAGGGGCGGCTCAAGCAGGACCAGTGGGAGGACAAGCAGAGCGGCCAGAAGCGGACGCGGATGAAGGTTGTGCTGGAGTCGTTCCAGTTCCTCGGCGGGCCGCGTGACGACACGCAGCCGGCACCAGCCCATGCCCCGGCCGCAGCCGCACCGCCTCAGCCCAAGCAGAGTTCACTTCCCGGCGTTCAGCCTGACACCACCTTCGACGAATCCGACGTGCCCTTTTAATGGCCACCCCATTCTTCACCACCAACTCGCTTGTCCAGGAGTACCGGAAAAGCCTTGAGGCGAAGGGCAAGCGCGACCTGCGCACAGACCTTCAGCTCACGCTCGAACTCGGTGACAAGCTGCGTGCGCGTGGTGACTTCGACACGGAGGCTAAGTTCCCCGACTTCCGGGAGCAGTACCTTGAGGTAAAGCGACGCTCAGCGGGCAGCGTAATCGAAGAGACCGGCCGCGCCTTCTCCTCCGGTATCGACCGGGCGCAGGCTGCCGTGCTTGGTGGGCTTGCCGCGGGATCGGAAGCGATCGGCCGGGTGATGGGTGTCGAAGGCGGTGGCGACTTCTACCGCGGCAAGGCGGAGGAGCAGCTACGCGAGGCGCAGGAAGCCCGCGGGCGCCGCTCGACGGACCGGATCGAGGACATTGCCACGAGCGGCACGCTGGATCGCATCGGCAACTTCCTGCGCTGGGCCGCAACCTCAACCGGCGAAAACGCTCCGCAACTCGGTGCTACCCTGGGCGCGGGCGTGGTCGGCGGGTTGACGGGCGGACCGCTTGGCGCTGCCGCCGCCGCGGGCGCTGTGGGTGCAGGCATGGAGGTGGGCCAGAGCTACGTTGACCTGGCCAGCGACGAGCAGACCAAGGACAAGGCCCTCGGGACGGCACTGACCTACGGCACCGCGGCCGGTCTGGTGGATGGCATTGCTTCACTCGTCCCTGTCGGCCTCTTGGCGCGCGCGGCGTCAAAGGGCGGTCGCCTCGGGCTGGCCGCAAAGGCGGTGGACGACATCATCAGCAAGGGCGGCAACCGCGGCATGCAGGCCCTGCGCGGCTTCGCCTTGGGTGGTGCCTCCGAAGGCGTGACGGAGGTGATCCAAGAGGCGATCAACATGGCGGGCGAAGAGTCTGCCGGACGCACCATCGACCCGGATGAATACCAGTCTCGCCTCCTCAATGCCGGCGCGGCAGGTGCCGTGCTCGGTGCGGGCGTGGGCGGCGGTGTGAGTGCGCTCGGTACCCGGCAGGCCGCACCCGATCCGAAGCCCGATGCCGCCCCGCCTGACGCCGCTGCCGAGGCCCGCCGCCGGGCAGCAGCCACTGCCCCTGCCGAGCAGCCGGCCCGCGAGGCGACCCGAGGTGAGATCCTGCGCAACGCCCTGCGCATGACGGACGATCAGCGCCGGAGCCGGCTTGACGTGCTCCAGAAGCTGGCGAAGCCGAGCCGTACGGAGCAACAGGAGATCGAGGTTCTCAGCCGGCTCGCCGTACAGCCGGCACCTGCGCCCACACCAGTGGCGCCCATCACTTCCGCGCCGGCTGAAACTGCGGGAACGCCTGCCTTAAATCAGGATATCGGGAAGGTGGCGACACCCCCGCCTGCCGGCGCGGGCTTTCCTCCTCCGCAAGCGGAGGCAACGCCGCCTGCGCCGCCTACCGCTCCGGCACCCGCCGCCGCACCCACCCTGCCCGAACTCCGCCGCCGGCTTGAGGCGGCGAGCCGCATGCTGACGGCCAATGCGCCCAAGGTCAGCGACCCGTCCGCTGCGACTCAGGCGTTTGCCAAGATCAAGGCCGTCGGCGACATCACGCTGGAGAACGTGGTCGCCATTGAGGAGGCCGTGCGCGGGCTCGAAGCCTCCGCCATCATCGAGGGATCGGCGCGGGCGGTGAAGCTCGCCGAGCAACGGCAGACCGTGGCAGCCAAGCGCCAGGCCGAGAAGGAGCGCAAGGCCGCAGCCAAGGCCGAGGCGGAGGCAAAGCGCGCCGCCGCGCGTGCGCTGCGCGAGGCGAAGAAGATCAAGCCTGCCGCCCCGCTGGCGCTGCCTGCGCCGCAGACTCCCGCTGCAACGACGGAAGGCGCCATCGACATCGAGGCTACCCCGGCGCCCGAGTCTCCAGCCACGATCGACCCCCTTGAGCGCAGCCTCAGCGAGGCATTCCCGCCCGAGCCGGCCAAGCCTTTCAGCTACGGGCAGGAGATCATGCAGGGCGAAGGCATTATCGACTTCGAGAGCCTCGCAGTAGGAATCACAGACCGGCTTAAAGATGGCACCGCGACCGAAGCCGACCGTACCGCCCTGCGCAACTTCGACTGGGACGCGGCTATCAACGCACTGGCAAAGCTAAGGACAGGTGGCAAGCGGGGCGACTTCTTCAGCGACACGGGTAACAAGAGCACGACGCGCGTAGCTGTGGCGCTTGAGATGCCCGACGGCAGGGTGGTTCAGACAGGGCTCCTGCCTGCAAAGAGTACGCAGGTCGCAGGAACATCGGGCAAGGTAAAGACCGGGCCTGCCCTTCTACGCATGGCGAAGAACAATAGGAAGGATGGGAAGGTTGTTCGCCCAGGCGAAAGCCAGCCGGCTTTGCTTTCCGACGTGCTCAAGTCGGGCGCATTTCCCATCGACACGATCCGCTTCGACGGCGAGCCGGGGCGGCCGTATCAGGAGTTTCCAAACCGGGCTGCCTACTACGCAGCGCGTGATGCTACGCCTCGCATGCAAGGCACGAGTGTCCGCACTGCCGGCGGGGAGAATCAGTACGTGGCCGGCACGTCTACCGCCGAGGACGGCACGGTCCGCGACGCCATCGAGACAGCGGAGGCGAACAACGCCGCGCTGGCCGCGCAGACCGCCCCGCCTGAGCAGACGCCTGCGCAGAAGCTGGCCGTCGAGTTCGGTGCGGAACCGGCCAACGTGCGCGCGCTGTTCAAGCGCATCGCCAAGAACGAAGGCAACGTCGCAGCCGCTGTCGCTTCGCTCCCGCGCACGGCCAAGGGCTGGATCGAAGCAGCGTTCGCGGACAATGACGTTTCGCCCGAAGACGGCCGGCGCGTCTTGGCCGAAGCCTACGCCGCTGCCAACGGATCGGAGGATGCCTTTGCCGAACTGGCTGCCGGCCGCATGCCAGCCAGTGCGCCGCCCACGCCCGCCGCCGAGGCATTGCCCTCCGCTCCCGCCACGGCGCCTGCCCTCGCTGCGCCTCCGGCACCTGCGCCAACAGCTGCAACACCTCTCGCCAAGAAGCCAGCAGCCAAGAAGGCTGCGAAGCCCAAGGCCAAGAAGCAGACGCCCCTCCCTGACCTTTTCTCAAAGCTGACGCCGAAGTTGGCCGCACGTCTCTACAAGACGATCGACGTGGATGGCGCCGGAATCTTCGACCGCAACCTGTACGACACGCTGCCCGAGTCGTGGCTGGAGTTCTTTGACGGCCTGATCGAGCGGGCCGGCGTGCCGTTTGAGGCGGTGCAGGCCTACGTGCAAGGCGCGTTCGACTCGACCTACGGAGACGCATCAATCTTCCGGGACGTGCTGGCCGGCATCAACACCGACCAGATCCGCACCCGCATGGAGGCCGCACGCGCCGAGCGCACGGCGACGCAGGCGCAGGAGCAGCAGGCATTCGACCGAATCTTGGATCGCCTCAAGGCCCGTGGCTTCAACGTGAAGCTCATTCAGGGCGACATCGAATCGGCCGCGATCAACATCAAGACGGGGCAGGTCGTTCTCGTGATGCAGGACTTGGCGAACGCCAACACGCGCAACCTGACGGCTCTGATCCACGAGGCAGGCCATGCGCTCTACGCCGTGGCCGATCCGGTGGCCCAGCAGCAGATCACGCGCGCGATCAACGCAGCCGTGCGCGAGGTGCAGTCCACGGCGATCAACGCCAACGCCAACGCCGAGGAGCGGCTCGTCGAATCCACGGCACAGAAGTTGGCCGCCGAAGGTTTTGGTTCCGAGGCTCCAAGCATGGCCGCTGCGATTTGGCGGACGGTCAAGGATATGTACCTGACCGTGGCGAAGGCTATGGTGCGGGCGCTCGGATTCCAGGACCGCGCCGATCAGATCTCGCTTGCGTGGTACGAGAACAACCTGCGCCGCATGCTCGGCGGAGACTTCGACTACCGCTTCATCGATGCGTTCGACTCGCTCTTGCCGCGCCCGATGCCGAAGTACCAGCAGCGGTTTGACCGCGTAGGCGGCGCACCCGTGGCTGACTACTTCGACCCGCTGATCCGGGCGATCCGCCAGCCGGATAACATGCCCGATACCGTGGGCGCGGTGGACTCGAACATCCGCTTCAGCAAGCAGTCAGCCAACCCAGGCCAAGAGATCGACCTAGACCGCGAGACAGCTGTTGCCCGAACGACGGCGGCCACGTGGAACGAGATCATCCCGGTGCTGGCTGACCTCAAGCAGCGGCTGGCGCCGCAGGCCAAGGACGAACAATTCTGGTCCGTGATCGGCAAGGGCGACATGCCCTCGAAGATCATGGCATGGATCGACGGCAAGTTCCCGAACGCCATCACCGCGCGCGTGGGCGGAGAGCAGATGACGGATGCCATGAACCAGCGTGCGCAGCGTGACGCGCTTTCCATCATGCGCGGCATGGCGGGGACTGCACGCAAGCGCGCAGCCACGGCAATCGAGCAGGCAGACAAGGCGGCGGAGGACATCCTGAGCGTGACCCAGCGCGAGGCCTCGCTTGAGGCGAAGCTGCGTGATGCCTCGGCGATGAATGCCGAACTGAACACCAAGTTCCGCAGCCTCATCAAGACGCTGGCCCGCGACATTGACCGAGGCCAGGACACGGCGTTTGCCGGCGGCAGGCTGTACCAGGCCATCAAGGAAGCCGAGGGACTGGCGGAGGGCGACCCGATCCCGGATGCGTACACGCGCGTCTTCAAGCAGGCACTGGATGCAGACGGACAAGTCAGCCTGTTCGACAAGCTCTCGGCCATTGCGGCACTCGACCTGCCCTTGGCAAAGATGACTCAGTCCGAGATCATGCAGGCCGTGCGCGACAACGCACCGAAGGACGCCCGCCTTGAGGCCCTCGTGCGCAACCGGCCGATGCTGGTCGCGTTGACCTCGCTCGCCAAATCGAGCGCGAAGGAGATGGACATGATCCAGCTCCGCGCGATGCAGGACACGACGCGCTACCTCGCGATCCGCGCCGAGCTCGAAGCCATCCGCACTGCCGACGACGCCACGATTGACGCCATGATTGAGGTGCAGAAGGAGCAGGGTCCGGCCGCCCGGCTGGAGGAAAGGCTCAAGCGCGAGTACCTGTCCGTCCGCCGCCAGCTGCGCAACCGCCGCCAGACCGTGACCAAGCGTGAGCAGAAGGCGCTCATGCTTGAAGAAGTTGCCCGCCGTCTTGAGGACGAGGCGAAGCGACTGGAAGGCGCGGTCGGTGCGTTCTCCCGATTCGAGGTTGGCAACGGAGCGCAGTACCAAACTATGCGCCAGAAGCCGGACGGCACTTGGTACGCAATCACCCGCACGCTCCGCATGGTAGGTGAAGACTTTGGCGACCAAGCGCAGCAAGTGCGCGAGGACGTGCGCATGAATCAGCTGTGGCTTGAGGCCAACTCCGGGCAGCCGCGCAGCCGACTCTACAACGAGATCGACCGAGTTACGACGGAGCTTGGAAAGGTGGACTTCGAGAAGAAGTACCACGCCGCAAGCCGGTGGCTGGTGGACAAGCTCCTCTCTCCGCTTGGAAAGAACTTCGCTTCAACGGGTACGCCGGCAGGCCAACGCATTCGCAGCCGCCTGACCCGGTGGCAGATCATCACAAAGACAGAGCAGGACGGCGTTGAGCGGCGCGCGCGTGTGTGGACCAAGGCCATGCAGGACGCCTCCGATGCGGCAGGCTTCGCCTACTACCGCGACTTCTTCACACAGGTTTACGATCAGGTCGTGTTCAAGATCGAGTCCGAGCCTGGGCGCGACGAAGGTGCCGCGCTGCGTGATGCCGTGCGCTCCGCCAAGGCACGCATCCCCGCCGGCCAGAAGGTGGCTGACAACTTTGGCGAGCGGTTCATCGCCTTCCTTCGCGCAAGCAAAGAGATGTCCGAGCACATGAAGGCGGTCGCAGAGAAGCACGGCGTGTACGTGGAAGACCCGCGTATCAAGGACCCGCTCACCTCGGACCAGAACATGCTCCGCCATGCGATCAAGTACGGCTGGCTCACCATGCCGCGGCGCCTGCGTGCCTCTGCGATCGAGGCTGTCACCGACACCATGGCCAAGGCAGGCTGGAAGGATGACTTGTTTGCCGAGGAGGCCTACGAAGATGCGGCCTTTGCGGAAGCGATTGGGACCTACTTCACGCCGGAGATAGTGCGTGACTTCGTTGCTCCATTCGTCCGCAAGCCTGGGCGGTCGGTATTCATGGGCGCGTCGAACACGCCCGGCGAGCGGGCCTACGTTCCGCAGGAGATTGCGCTTGAGGCATGGGAAGAATCTGGTGGCGACGTCGCGGCGTGGATCGACAACCTCTTCGCGCGAACGAACGAGCTCGACACCGACGCCGACCTTCCGGCGTACCGAGCGGCTATGCTCAAGCGATTTGCCGGGCTCTACAAGATGGGCTCCAAGCTGGTCGCCAAGGTGGACAAGGCGCCAAACCTGAATGGCGGGCGCACGTCGAAGCAGCACCGGCTGATGGATGGTCGAACCAACGATCTCATTCCGCCTGAGTGGTTACAGTACGAAGTGTTCGAGGCCAAGTCGGCACAGAACTTCCTCGCCGAGATTGCGTTTCATGCTGCGTTCGGGCGTGACGGTTCAGGCGTGCAGCAAGACCTGACTGACCTTCGTGCGGATCTCGCCGGCCGGTATCGCCTCTACCAGCAGCTGCCACCGGGGCCAGCCTCCGTGAAGCGACGCGCGGCCACTGACCGCGGATGGAACTTCGACGACCTTGAGCGCGCGGCAAAGGACATGGCAAACGTCGAGCGCTGGGAGAACCAGATGAACGAGTACTTCTCCTACGGTAACACGACTGGCGCCGTGGGGGATGCACGCTGGGCGCTTGAGCTTGCCCAACTCAACGTGATGATGGTTCTCAACCAGCCAAAGTCGGGTCTGTGGAACTTGATGTCGCTGTTCGATTTCCCGCTGGCATACAAGGGCCTTGGTCCCACCGGGCTTGTGGTTACGGGCAAGGCGTGGAAGACGTTCGGGACTGAGGTTCTCGGAAGCGCACTCGACAACTTCGGCCTTAATTTCCTCCAGGCTTCGGACTACCAGATATGGATCGGCGAAGCATTTGAGGGGCGCGCAACCAGCAGCCTCCAGATGGGGCAGCGCATGGCTGACATTGGTAGGAATGCCAGCTTCCAGGAAGGCGGATCAAACCGTGTAGTCCAGATTGTCCGAGGTGTAAACCAAGCGATGCGCGGCGGCCTAGACCTGTCTGCGTTATCAAGGGCTCCGGTGGTCAAGAATGTTCCAGCACTAAGCAAGGCGCTTGAATCGCTGCCGAAGCCCACTGGTAGGTTTGGTGTGTTCAACGCATTGTGGGCACCCTTCCGCTACCTGTCCGAAAAGAGTATCACCTCGATCGCCACGGCCAACGTGCAGGTCTTCGACCAGATGGTTGCCCGCGGGATCGATTACTTCCGCCGCAATCCCAACGCAGAGGCGGACCCCGCGTTCCGGTTTACGCCGGATATGCTGGGCATGAAGGGAGGTGCATACTTCTCTGATGAAGGTGCGTTCCGGTTTTACCGAGACAGGCTTGGCGAGTACCAGATCGGCAACCTTGAGGACGTCGTGCGCGGCGCCATGCGGCGCGCGGCAAAGGGCGAAACGCTTCTCACCCGGGACCAAGCACTTGGCGTTGCAATGATGGCCGTCAACGAGGTGTCGCTGGAGTCGTCGATCAACACCCGCCCGGTGGAGTGGTTCAATAATCCGGTGTGGCGATTCGGCGGCCTGCTTCTCGGCTGGCCAATCTCCAAAGTGAACCAGATCAACGAGGCGCTCAAGACGACGGACGGCCGATTCCAAGTGGCGTCCATTGTTAAGGGCATCGGCATCATGGCACTTTGGTCTCTGCCTGCTGGCCTCGCATACTCCCTACTCATGGACGCGTACGACCGCGAGTTGCTGGCCAAGGAGCCTAATCTGCGGAAGCTGCGCCCGATCGACATGGTACCAGTGGTTGGTGTAGCGAATGCTGCGGCTGAGTCCTTGCAGGGCGACCGGGTAGGCGCACTGGCAATCCTCGAGCGCGCTGCTCGTGCCGGCACGTTCGGCCTAGCGGGCGATGCCGTGTCGTCGGTATTCAACATCGTCGATCCGCAGGCAGGCCAGCGCGACTTCGACCTAAACTCGCGCATTCTGATCTTCTCCCAGTTTGCCAACATGCGCGACATCGTGCGCGACCTGATCCACACCGAGGGCGCTGTGACCTATGCGTCCACCATCCGGCCGGCGCTTAATGCCTTTGGATTTGGCGGGCAAATTCAGGCAACGCAGATCTTAAATAACGCCTTTGGCCTCTCAAACTCCGAGGCGCAGGTCACGAACCGGATCAACGTCAACAACTACCTGCGCGCCGCCGGACGCGAGGCGGGGCTTGAACTTCGCATGGGCGCCGGCCGCAGTTCACCAACGCCAGTGTCGGTCTGGATTCGCCAGATGCAACTGAAGGCCCTGTCGAATGACAGGATCGGATTCCTTGAGGCGTACCGGAACGCGGTCTCGGCCGCGCGTGCACGCGGCGAAGAGTCGCCAGAGTCGTACGTCCTTACCAACTGGAAGTCGCGCAACCCACTGACGACCACGTTCCGCACCAAGCCAAGCGAGGCTGAGATGGGGCGGCTGATGTCAGCCTTAGGTGAAGACGGGCGCATGGCCGTCAACGAGGCGCTGAGTCTCTTCGACCGCTACACGGACATGATCGCGCCGAGCGATTTGCAGGAGGCCATCGCTCGCCGGATGGGATCGGCCATGCGCCCGCGGGCTTCACGCGTGCCCAACCTCGAAGACGTCAGGCGGCGCGCTGCGCTGCAGGCGATGGGGCTTTGATAGGTGGCACCATCCTAAGCCACGACTGAAGACGACGCTGGCCATAGGTTCGGACGAGAATGCCGTCGGCAATCACATCGAACTGGTTGTGGCGGCCGGCGATGGATCGGCGAATTTCCCAATGCACAATGCGGCCGTCGCCGAAGTAGGTGCATCCATGGCGAGTCAGCTTTCCGCGTTCGTCGTCGCGTGCGCGAGCTACGATGGTCTCCCATGGCAGGTCTCGCGTGAGCCTGGCGACGGCTTGGGACGCATTGCCACGAGCACCCCACTCCCTGGCTTTGGCGCTGCGCTGACGTTTGGGGTAACGAAGTAAGGCCTGCATGAGTTCCGCTTATTTGCTGCACGTCGGCATATCCGCCTTGTTCGGCGAAGAGATCGTGAGTATGCGGCCGTCCTCAAGGTCGATGCGGCCCGGCATTCGCCCATGACCGCAGCAGCACGCAGTCGTGCGCACGCCGCCGGCGTTGAGCGCCGCCACGATTTGATGGATGCACCAGTCCACGCACACGACGCGACCGTTGAGCGGCAGGCACGCTTGGTTCGCGTAGGTCTTCTGCCCTCCGAAGGTGTCACAGTGGTCGCAGCCATCGCCGAACCCGTCGGTAGAGCCAACGCTCGCAGCCGTCACGTCTTCGGATGTCTTTTCTCCGCTCATGTCATTGTCCTTTCTTCGGCGAGCGCGGCTCACCTTTTTCGTTGGGAAGTGTCGCGGTCACTCCATCCATGACACACACCCTTCCGTTGTGCAGCCCGCGTGGACATGCCCATTGTAGCCGCTTCGGCTGTAGCGCAGTTTCCCTGCCTCGCAGATCGGGCACGCCATTTCGCCAGCGCCCGAATAGTAGTTGTCCTGCGGCTTGTGCCAGCGAAGGGCGGCATCCGGATTCAGTGGCCTTACGTTCGGGTCTTTTTCCAGAGCGCGGCGTTTGAGTTCCGCGACGATTGCAGATCGTGCTTTTAGTATTTGGTCCATGATGGAAATTCCCAACCAGACGGTGCAGAGAATCGCGTGCAGCCGCTCTGATTGTTCGTTGAAGGTTCAGGGTTGTTTGGTCGGGTCAGGGCGCGATTCTCTGACCTCAGTGTTCGCTGGCAAAAACAGGTCGCCCTGTGCCAGTTCTCGGCGGATGCGCTCGACTGCCGTTTGGAAGTGCGCGGGGTCGCGCTCCACCCCGATGAATTTGCGGCCCGTCCGGATGCACGCGATTGCCGTCGTGCCGCTCCCCATGAATGGATCGAGCACGGTATCACCTTCGGATGTCAGCAGGTAGATCGCTCGCGCCATCAGCGCGACCGGCTTCTCGTTTTTGTGGTGCTTATGTGCCCACGTCGGGATTATCGGAACGCTCCACACGGTCGTGTCAAATCGCTTAGCCGTGATGCCTTCGCGCGAGAATAGCCACACGCGCTCATCCTGCATTGCCACCGGACATGGCGGGCCTACATGGCAGTCTTTTGCCCACACTATTTCCGCGCGCAGTTTGTGGGGCATCGCTGCCTCTACCATGCCGCGTTTTCTCCAGTGGCCCATCCATGCGACCACCGGCGCGGCAGCGCATACCGCAGCGCACCATTCCGGCTTTATCTCCGCATCCCAATCGCTTGCCGGATGCCAAGTATTATCGCCTCCCTTGCGTTTTCCTTCGCGTGGCCCCGAATCGAAAGCTGCATCGTTGATGCCATAGGGCGGATCGGTGATAACCGCCGCCGCCGTGATTTGTGGCAGCACTTCTATGCAGTCCGCGTTCCAAAGAAGCAGCGAACCAGACGCCACAGACAATGGCTGGCGCGGGGCCGCCAAGTGTTCGAGAGTTGAGGGAGAGCCAGCCATGTCTGAGCTAGGTGTTCGGGGTATAAAATTCCACATTCGCGCCGCCCCGATAGCCGCGCACGAAGTGAACAGCTCCTATGCAGAAGCCGATTGGGAAGTTCAGCGATCCACCGGAGCCAATCACGAAGATGGTTTTCACGCCTCCCCATGACCAGATTTCGCGCATCATCTTGTCAGAGTTGAACGCCTTGTTGACGGGGATCAGATAGACGATGTTTTCCGCCACCGTGAAGCTGTGCCGAAGGAAGTCCGAGAAGACGCTGTAAGGTGGATTCGAGACGATCCAGTCCACCGGCTCTTTCCAGTCGTAGAAGCATCGGCCTTCGCGAATCTCGCACCACTCAGCACCAGGCATGAACTTCAGGAAGGCACCATCTCCCTTGCACGGATCGAGCACGCGGCCAGATGGTTTGAAGCGTTCCACCACGGCTTGCGCGATTGGTTCCGGGGTCAGCACGATGTCACTCGGCACCACGTCCACAACCCCGAACAAGTCGGTCATGCCAATCCCTACCCGGCGGGCAGTTACTGGCGAATCAACATCGATGGCGGGTAGGGCTGGCATACCTAGTCGTTCGACGAATCACGCTCGCGAGTTTCCTTGAGCACTTCGGCCATCGATGAGCCGAGCCACCACGCGATGAGCGCGAGAGCGAATAGCCCGGCGACGACATGCACGTAGAAAGCGATGCCGAGAAGAGCCGCGCAGAAGACGGCGATGCACAGTCCGCAGAGCGCGACCATCACCTTGCGTTCGGTCGTTTCAATCGTCGAACCAGGCGATACAGCGCAACGCGGGGAGCTGTCCGCTCCGGCGCTCGCTATGGGTTTGTCTTCGATTTTCGTGCTCATAGAGTCATTCTGTTTTCGTCCCCGCGTTGCTGATCTTGGCGTTCAGCAAGATTAAGATCACGCGGTTGTAGACGGCGTTTTTCACGCTGGTCCGCGCTGACTTCGGCACGCCGTCCCACATCGCGGGATACTGCGCGTCGATATACCAGATGACGTCGTTTCCGGCATCGGTCGCTATCTGCTTTTCTTCGGCAGTCGGGAGCGTGCGTTTCTTCGGCGCTGGCGGCGGCGTGTAGCCGGTCGCGGCGTCGATCATTCTTTCGATTGGTGAGGGCATAAAAGAGGGCTGAACCATTCGCTAGACCGAATGCGCATTGCTACCCGGTCCGGCGTCGTTCGCCTTGGGCTGCGCATCGGTCACCTTGGTGTTCGCCAAGAACGTGAGCACGGCACGCGCTTGGTCTTCGGCGGTGAGCGGGCGCGGCGTGATGCGGTCGAGGTCGCGGATGGCTTGCGCACACGCGGCGACGTTCTCGGCCGTCACGGCCACGCGGCGATTGTGCGCCGCCTCCTGATTGTCCATCGGCTGCGTGAGGTAGTGGTCTGGGTCGTGTTTCATTTCGTCTCCTTTACGAGCAGTGTGCGAGCCTGCGTCCATTCGCTTAGTTTGCTCTTCATCACGCAGCACTCGTGATGTGTCATCGCGTAGCCCGTCAGTTTCTTTGTGCGCCCATCGGTGTGGCGGACGTATAGGTTGTAGAGCCCCGGAGGCGAACCAGACGCCACAGCGCAATTCGGGCCAGCGGACGGCGTCAGTTCGTTCTGTGGGTTACTCATTGGACGATCAGGGATTCGATGATTGATGATGGTTTACCGATCATCGCTTGCCGCGGTGGATGTACCCCTCGGTGATGCGCGTCGAACTGTGCCCCATCCACCGCCCGATCTGCTCAGGTGTCACCCCTGCGTTGGCGAGCCGGGTGGCAAACGCATGCCGCAGCGAATGGAAGCTCTTGCCTTCAATGCCTAGCCCGGCAAGCAGGCGTGTATAGTAGACCGAGAACTTGGAACGCTTCTCGATGTCGGCCATCTCGCGATGCTGATCGGGGAAGCAGTATGTATCGTCTTGGCGATTACTCAATACCTCGAACAGCACAGGCACCAACTCCCCTCCGCCGATGAGCGGGTGGTTGAGTGGAAGCACTAGCCGGTCGCCGTCTTTTTTCGCCCAGGCTACGATCTCGGTGGGCATGATCTGAGCCCACTGGAGTGCGAACACGTCGCTCATGCGCAGCCCCGCCCAGTAGCTGATCGCCGTTGCCCATTTCCAAAAGCCTTCGGTGTTGGCCATGATATGCCGGTACTCGTGCTCGGTGATGGGCTCGCGCACGGTGCGCTCCAGCTGAGCGTGCGTCATGTCGCGAATGCGAACATGCACCAGCTGCGCCGGGTTGGTCTGGCAATAGGCATTCGCGGTGACGAACTTGTAGAACGATCGGATGGCGGCGAGCTTTGCCTCGCGGGTGGCCCGCTTGCAGGCGTCGTCTTTGTTAACCCATGCGTCAATGTGCTGGATCGTGATTTTTGACACCGGCCAGTTTGCGGCCTCGAGCCCATCGAAGAACTGATCTAGTGCCAGCCGGTTGGTGCGGAGCGTGGACGCTGACGAGTTCGCCTTCCGCCATAGGTGCCACTCGGCCAAGGCCTGCTTCACGGGTACGGTCTTCCGCTGCATGAGCGCAGCGAGGATTGCATCCTGCATGCCCGACTCTTCGGCGGCCCGAAGGATCTTCTTGGCTGCGCGGATCGCCGCCGGCGTCACCTTGGTGGAGTCCATCGCCTTGATCTTGAGTCCTGCGGCTTTCTTTGTCGTGGGCATGCTGGAATCCGAGGTTACATCCGGCGATTTGGCAATGTCAAATCAGCTTCCGCCCAGCGCCGGAGGCAGGCCGGATGGCTGGTGGCCGGCGTACTGGAAGACGCCACTGCCGCGTCTCACGTAGACGTGGATGAGCCCAGTCTCGGGATCGAGTTCCTCCAGCTTGAACGATTCGCTGGCAAACAACTCAAGCCCGTCAAGCGGACCGCCGTGAAGCTCCACCTTCTCGAAGTCGTTGCTCATGGTGTCAGGCCGCGGCGAAGCCGGCCGGGATGCCGCTGTTGTTGGCGAGGACGAGCTGCTTGCGCAGGTCGGGCCACTGCGTTTCGCACTCGGATTCGGACCGCGTCTCGCCTTCGTGGTCGAAGTCAACGATGTGCTCGGCCAGCACCTCGCTCGGGTCAAGCGTCTTGAAGTCACGCGGCACCCGCTTGCCGTGAAGGCACAGCGTGGCGGCGTCCTGCTTGAGCGCAACCCGGTCGAACAGGAGCTCCTCAATCGTGTTCTGGTGAAGGACGATCCACACCTTGACGGGCTGAGGCGAGGTCAGGCGCCACACCCGGCCCTTCGCCTGGTCGAGCGTGCCGTAGGACCACTCGAGCGAGCCAACGATGAGGTTGGGGCATCGGTCAAACGAGTGACCCTGTGCGCACTTGATGCCCATGAGCATGACGCGGGCGTCGCCACGCTTGAACCTGTTGGCCTCAGCCGTGTGCATCTCCGCCGGCACGGTCGAGTCGATGCGTGCGATCTGGACTCCGGCCTCGGAAAGGCGACGCGCCAACTCGTTTGACTGGCCAACACGAGCCGAGACGACAACCACCTGCTCGCCCTTGCGGAGGCAGTCACGGATGAGTTGAAGGATGGTGACGGTCTTCGGGTTGAAGTTGGACCGGGCCATGCCGCGGGTGTAGTCGAGGCTGGCCGGCGAGGCACAGACGCCACGCAGCCGGGACATCTGAACCTGGGCGATCGTCAGCGGGTTCTTGAACTCGGGAACGTAGTTGGCCCGCTCCAGCCAGTACGCATAGAGCTTGGCCTGCTCGCGACCCATTGGCACGCGGACATCGGACACGGTGCACGGCTGGAGGTTGGGGTTGCAGTCCTCTTTGGAGATGTACGCCATCGTCGGCTTGAGGAGCTTGAGCAGGCGAGCCGGGGAACTGATGACGGGCGACGGCCTGATGCCGATCTTGCCCCACCCCTTCTTGCCTTTCATCTTGGCTTTGAGCTGCGCCGTGCGGTCGATCTCGGTGGCAAGGAATGTCGTCGAAAACCGATGCCCCTCGTCCACGGCATAGGGCCATGCGGCGTTACGCATCCCACCCCTGTACCAGTCCTTCACGCACAGCCAACCCATGAGGCTGAATATGTTCGTGATGATGTTGCTGATTGGTGTGGCAGTGAGTGCGAACCTGAACCGCGGTTGAAGCCGGATCATGTTGTTCGTGATGCAAGATTCAAGGCTCTGGTAAAGGTGCGCCTCGTCCAAGACAACCATGTCCCACTCGCCATGGTTGGTTGCGATGACGGTGGACAGCGACGGCGTCGCCACGCACCGGATACCGTTCTTGGCCGAGCCAACGCCAGTGTGGTAGTGGCGCTCCACGGGAGTATCCTTGCTGAACGGCAGGCCCATGCGCCGGCAGAACTTTTCCTCTGTCTCGAAGGCGTCGAGGTTTTCCCATGTGGCAGGCAAGGACTCGAAGGCGCTGTTGGAGAAGTAAGCCTGCGGGTAGGTGACGTAGATGCCGGGCGGAAGCACGCCGCCGTTGGCGTGCAGGACGGACAGGTAATCCTGCATGCTGAACAACTGGAACACGGGCTCGAGCGGGGCGAAGCGCGTGATCTCCTGCACCCACTGCGATGCCTGATAATCAACCTCCTCCTCCGAGCCGGACGAGCGCATCGTTCCCTGCGGAGCGATGATGAGCGAACGGCGCGGCGCCTTGAGGCTGATGAGTGTCAAAGCCCCCAGGGTTTTGCCGGTGTTGTGGGTCACTGTAAAGTCGCCAAGCAAGAACCGCCCGTCGCCTTCAATACTGAACCCGTAGTAGTCATCCTCTGGCAGAAGCTCAACTTTGAATCCTGTTCGCAGGACGCTTTTCTTCTGCCTGCGTTGCGCGGCTTGCTTGCGCTTGATTCTTGTTGGAATGATAGAGAGTTCGCCTGATATGGAAACCCTATGATACGTGCCTCCGCCTCCGGTCTGGCAATACTTCTGGCATGGCTTCACGTAAGCGGCAAGCCCGACTGATCTAGCCAACCACACAACATCATCGGCAAGAGATTGCGATTGGCTTATGTAGTCAAATGTTCCGGCATCACAAAGGTGGCCGTCGCTATCAATGATGCCAGCAAGAACCTCAAGCCTCACATCACGGCTGTTGTACTTGTAAGCGTCTGGAATAAACCTATTGCTTGAGTGTATTCCAAGAAGCCCATGTTGATAAAGCTCTCGCTTTATGCCGTGACCTGGGATGAAGTGTGTCTTATTCGTTTCCGACCCAGACCGCAACGCGGTCCTGTATCGCCATCCCCACTTTGAGCACTCATCGGCAACAGCATCCTCAACCTCCTTGTCGGGCTTTGTAATTGCAACCTGCCACGACGTCGATGTCCCGTCGCCAATGTAAACCCCCATGAAGTACGGCGAAAGGGAGTCGATTGGTTTTGCTTGTAGGCTAATCTCCTTGCGGAAGAGTTTATAAATATGCTTTTGCGATGGCTTCCATCCGAGGTAATCTCTGACCTTCACGTCAATTACGTCCCCGCCGACCGACGAACTTGTTCCGGTCTTAACCAGCGTTAAAATATGGTCCAAGTTGACGACGAACGGATCTCCTTTAGTGGGGATTATCTTGGCCATCTGCTGACGCCCTTGAGCCAAGCGAGTGACCCGCCTCGGCGTCGAGTCCCAACCCATCACGCAATCACCAACAATGATGTCTTCCACGATTTTATTTCGGCCATCGCTCATCATGATTAGCGTCCCTTTCGCATGGCATCCGGTACTCGCAGCCACCAGCCCATAATCCTTGCACGCCATGCGGGAATAGTAGTCACGCTGGCCGGGGAAATAGGTGAAGCCAGCGACTAGCTCAGAGAACGCCATCTTCTGGAGGTTGGTCGCCACGCAATCAGCCATGACTTCGCCAACGGTGGGAACGAAGGGACGCTTGAACAAAGTCCAAAGCATGGACTCCGGGTGCATCCATTTGATGCCGGTCTCGGGTCGCTCCATGAAGCGGTGCTGCATGCCTCGGTCGTCCGTGATCTGCACGTAGCGATCTTGCCCGGAGAGTTCGCAGTCGTGCTCGTCGATCGTGGTCTCCTCGGTCTCCTCGTTGAAGTGGATCTTCTTGCGGGTGAAGCGATCCGTGAAGGTGTACGTGCCAGTGCCAACTTCGTACCGCTTGCCGGGCGTGAGGTGGATGCCGTCAACCGTGCCGGAGATGGCGACAAGCGTGTCCTCTTCGTCGGCGTAGGCGACCAGTTCGAAGTCGGTGACCGGGCGGATTGGGCAGGCAAGGCTGGCGACTTCGGCAAGCGCCTGCTCGATGGCGGCCTTGGCCTCGGGCTGGATAGTGTAGATGCCGGCGTTGGCCAGCTCGAACATGAGCTTCCGCGTGTCGCGCTCCGTGGTGAGGGATAGTGGGTGGCAGTTGTTCACGCGGAACAGCTTCTTGACGTCGTCCTCCTTGAACTTGTGGTGATGGCGCAGGCTGAGGTAGGTCCGCAGCATGCCATTCTTGTCGAGGTAGATGTTGAACTGGGGCCGGTTCTTCGCCTCCTCGGAAATGATTTTGGACACCACCTCAAACTCGGTGAATGGGTTGGCGTACGTCGCCCGACGGTACGGCGCATTGGCAACGTCGCCAGACAGGCGGCGGATGATGTCGCTCGCCGTGGGTACACGGTCCCAGGTCACAACCTGCTTTCGCGGCAGGATATTGGACGCGCTGTTGGCAAAGTGCACGATGCCAAGCTCAACGTTGCAGTCGGGCCAGATGCCGCCGGCCGGGAAGCGCTGCACGATGTAGACCCACGGGTCCGCGGTGATGCCGAGGCGCTCAAGAGTGTTGGCGTTGGAGATCAGGAAACCGCAGCCGCCAATGGTCAGGCGTTTCTTGATGAGGTCCCACGTCCACTGAGTGCTGTCGATTGTGGTGCCGTCGGCCTGCTTCCAGCGGATGCCGAAGGGTGGATTGGCGACGATGCACGGGAACTGAACGTGCGGGTACAGTTCATCGAACAGCTCGAAGATGTAGACGCAGTTGCCCTTGATGCGCTTGATGAGGTGCGAGGCATCGTCCTCGCCCATGCGGTTGTCGATGTCCGTGACGTAGCGGGTGACGCCATCGGGCAGGGCATTGACGAGGTTGCCTGCCGCACCTTGGGGATCAAGGACGCACGAAGGCCGGGCGTCCGTGATCAGCTGGCGGCAGGCGTTGGCCAGCCACTGAGGCGTGCTGTACTGCTGCGCTCCGCCCTGGAGCGAGTGCGCTGCGCTGACGCCGGCCTCGATGATCTCTTGGAGGTTCTCCGCAGAGATGCCGGATCGTTGGTCTTTAATCATGTCGCACGGGTGGTTTGGGTTTGAGTTGGTTTATATTGAGTTACGCAAGTCCATGCGGACGCACGTGGCACAATCACTGGTTCGGCAAAGAAATCAGCTCATCTGAAAAGAATCCGTCTTGCTTACCGCTATCCGTGCGCACCGAATACATATCGTCTGAGCAGTTTTCATCCGCTGGGGCGATTCTCACCACTGTCCCTTCGGAGCCGATAAAGTCGGCGGGGCACTCTGGGTCGGCGGCTATGATCTTCACGCGGGAGCCCACTGGAAAAGCAAAGGCAGCCGAACCAGCGTTCCCAGACAACGACCCGCACTGATCCTGCGGGCTAGAGACTACAGTTGGATTTTGGTTTTTCATGGGAGTTACAGGTTGGAGTTTTCGGCGGGTCGTGTCTGACCCGCGACGTTCGGCGAAGAAAAATCCCCGCTTAGCAGGTCATACTCGACCTGATTTCCAAAGACCTCCCAGCCCGGTCGTTTTAGCCGAGAGAACATTTCCAGCTTGGGCACGTCGGGATACCATTCCCCGATCCAGTCGCGCACTTGGTCAGGCTTCGCGCTGTGCCGTCCACGCGGGCAGCGAATCACGCTCGACTTGCGGAGTGCTTGCGGAGGCGGCGAGAACTTCCCGCGAGTTCCGACCATGAGGATTTCATGCTGTCCGCGCCACCAGTAGCCCATGCCCACCTTTTCTTTGTCCCACACAGCACAAGTCTTGTAGTCGAATCCCCACGCTTCCATGACGCGCAGCCCTGCGGCGAGCCGTGGAGCCACCGCCCACAGGTAGAGCACGGCATCCTTGGCAGCAGGCACCTTGATAGCACAGATTTCCTCGTCGGTCATTGTCGGATATTGCGACTCGATGGCGCGTGAGTCCGATTGAGAGAAGCCATACCGCCACGGCGGGTCCGCGTAAATCACGCCGAACAAGGCGCTGGACTTAATGCCCACCGCGTCGGCGTCTGTTGTGGATTCGGTAGTCATGGGCGCGGTGGTCATAGGTCAGCTTGTGCGTTCGACCTATCGGCACGCATAGGTAAGCGGTAGGCTTGGGTTGCGACGGCGGGCGACCGCGAGGCAGCGAATCGCCGCATTGCGCCGCTGCTCCCATGTCGCTGCGGGATTTTCCATCTCGCGGCGGTCGAAGGTACCTTCGACTGCTTTCTCGCAGTCGGCGCACAGCATGGTGTCGGTCAGCTTTCGCCCACCGCAGACGCACTGAGTGTTTTCGTAGCTCATGCGCTTTTCCTTTTCTCACACGCTATGTGTCCGTCCGCGTAGAAGAACGCCTTCTTCACCCAGTATTCGAGCGCGCCGGGATGTTCGGTCGGTAGGATGCCGGTTTCGACCCAATGAGTCATTCGACCCGTGCCGAGGCAGTAGCCTATTTCCAGCTTGCGGGAGTTTCGGCGCGGCAGGCGAGCGCAGGCCGTCACTCCGTCATCGCGTTTCGCGAGTAAGAAGGTCGCGCGATAGACCATGTCACGGGCTGCCGCGTGAGTTTTTTCGAGGGATGTTGTCAGGTATTCGAAGCTCATAAAAAGAAGGTCGAACCAAGGCATCACTGCCAACCTGCGGGGCTTCGCCCCTCCGGTGGCAGACTGCCGGTGTTACGCACGCAGCGCCTTGGCGATCTTCTCCATGGCATCGGCCAGTTCGTGCCGGATGATGCGGCGCACGTCAGCTTCGGTGAAGGCCGGGGCCGGCGGGGCGGCGGGTTCCTTGCGCTTGGCCGCCACCTTGACGATGGTCTGGATGGCGCCGGCCAGTTCGTCGGCGTCGATGTCGTCGTCAGCGAGGTCGTCCACGTCGACGGCAGGCGGGGCGGGCGGGGCCGGAGGCGGCTCGGGCTGCTTGACCTCGGGCTGCTTGGGCTGCTCGACCTTGGGCGGGGCCGGCGGCGGGGTGGTGCGAGGCGCAGTCGGCGGGGCCGAGGCTTGGCCGTTGGGCGCCGAGGGCAGCTTGCTTAGGTCGCCGGACTCAACGATGGCGGTGATTTCCTGCACGACGGCGAGCTTCTCGACGACGGGCGTCGGGCCGGTGAGGTACTCGTTGAACTTGGCGCCGGTCTTGTTGAGGACGAAAGCGTTTATACGCTGCATGGCGAGCGGCTCGCGGTCACGCAGGCCGACGGCGAGGTGGAGGAGCTTGGCTTGGGCGGCGGTAAAGACCGCGGCAATGTCGGGTGCGGGCATGGTACTCATGATGATGGAAAGGTTGAGGCTGTCAGTTCGTTTCGTGGGTTACGCAAAGAGGGCAGCGAGTGCCGCCGTGGGATCGACGGCATGGGCTTCGGGCGTGTCGGCAGTGGCCGCACGGCGGTCGCCTTTGCGGCGGCGCGGCGTGGGCCGGAGGCACGAGTGGCCCCACGATCCGATGCCGTTGCCTTCAGGCATGACGTGGCCGCGGGGCGCGAACCGGAAGCCGATGTCCTTGAGCACCAGACGGGTGGCTGGCGAGGACTGGAGCGACGGGCCTGTGTACCACAGCCAGTCGCCGTCGGCGTGGATGTGGCCAAGGATCTCGGGAAGCTGGGTGGCGATGCTGTCCATGACCTCCTGTGCATCCATGCGGGTCGGCTTGGTCTTGGGTGGTTGGGTGGTGGTGTTCATTCTTCGTCTCCGTAGAGTTCCGCCTTTGCCTGACTGAGCAGCTTGGGCGTGAACCAGTTGTCGATTTCGATGCCGATGCCGAGGCGTCCGCCCGGCGAGTAAGCGAGTTCTTCGAGGCTGACGTAGCCGAGTTCGGCACAGTCGCGGCCGAGCAGATGGCACCAGCCGAAGGCGGTCTTGTCTTCGGGCTGCCAGTCGGTGAGCAGCCACGTCGCTTCGCCTTGGGGATTGAAGAGTTTGATGTGGACGACGGGGTCGTCGGCGCCCTGCGAGCGGGTCGGCATGTTGACCAGCTCCATCGCCTTGATGAACTGCGCCAGCTTCTGCGGGCCAGGCTTCACGCCGTTCTGATTGATCGGGACAGGTGCGCCGGCCACGGGATCCTCTTCCGTGCTGGCCGGGGCCGGCGGTTCAAGCCGTCCGTCCTTGTTCTTCTGCACCTCGTCCCACGGTAGGCCGACGCCGTCGAACAGATCGGCGAGGGCCTTGGTTGGGTTGGTCATAGGCAGTGGTTCCTTCCAAACGTTGCGGCGAACGCCGCGGGTAATACCTCGTTGCGCTCGGCTCGCCCAACGGCGCATGCGCTTCATGAGCTGGCTGGCACGGGGCCGGGCGGCGGCTCGGGTGTGTCCTTGAGGATGTCAGCGCCGCCGTCGATGGATTCAACGAACTCATCCATGACGGCGGGGTTGGCGTTCTTGTCCAGCGAGACGACGGCGTTGACCGACTGGCTGGCTTCGACGAGGCGGCGCAGGTGCGCCCGCACTCGGGTGTAGTCGGCGAGGGTTGGGTGCATGGCCGGTGCCTATTCACCCATCCGCAGGACAGCCGGATTGAGCACGCCGCCGTTGTCGTTGGCGCGCTTACCTTCGTCGCGGAGTTGGTACTTGAGGTTGTGCCACAAGCGCAGCGCCTCACCGTGGATCCAGACTGAGGACAGGGTCATGACGGCGGCGCCATACATGAAGCCGGTGATGCCCTCTTCATTGGCGAGGTGTGAGCACTCCTCCGCGATGTCCGCGATGCGTTCGCCCTTCGCCATGCGAGCTTCCATCATTCGCGCCCAGCGTTCGGCGTAGGTCATCACCGCGCCGCCGTATGGGTCTTGGTTTGCGTCGCACGCCTTCTTCCATCCTTCGGGATCGCGCAGCGTCATGTTTGCGGGGGCGTCGGCGAGCACGGCATCCACCTTGGCCTTGCGTTCGCGCTCCTTCCGCTCGGCTTCCTCCTGCCGCGCCTTGTATTCAGGCGATGCGGTGTAGGCGCGGTGGCGGCGCTCGCACTCGTCGGAGTAGGATTGCGCGAGCGCGGCGGGATCGGTGTCGGGCTTGGCGGTGAGTGTGATCTCGTTGAAGTCGAACTCCACATTGCAGGAGTCGCGACGAGCCATCTCCACGGCCTCTTTGCAGGCGGTCGAGATGTGATTTCCGGGCATGGATTCGTATCGTTTAGTTTCCATAGGATTGATGGGTTCAGGCAAAGAGCATGGCGAGCTGCTGCGTCGCCGCCGCAGGGTCCGGCTTGTTCACGCGGAACCACGACTGCGCATCGAGCACGGCCGCCCTGACGTTGCCGGAGGCTGACGCCACGATCATGTCAACCTGCGCATCCGGCACGCCGGTATCCATGACGAGCTGGCGAATCTCCTTCTCCGTCGGCGCGCCCACCTCGTACCGCTCGAAGCGGGACCACAGGCGGGGCGGGATCTTGCCCTGCCCCTCGTTGGTCGTGGCGATCACCGCAACGTGCGGCATCACCTCGTCCAGCATGGTAAGGATGAGGGCCTGAGCAACGGCGGGAACCTTGTCGATCTCCTCGATTATGACGACGTTCCACTCCGAGAACATGGAGCGGTGGCGCAGCGTGCCGGCCAGTTCGCGGATGCGATCAACGCCGAGGTCGCATCCGTTGATGCGGTCGATCTCGAGGGCGGAGGCGACGAGCCGGCCGGCGAGAGACTTGGCCAGCTCGCTCTTGCCGACGCCGGGCGGGCCGTGGAAGAGCAGCTTGATGGGGCCGGCGCCAAGGGACAGCGTGCGCTGGAGCTTGCCGGCTGGGCCGATGAGGGTGGTGGGTTTCATTGGTCGTCCTCCCCCTCGTCAATGCCGCGTTCGGCAGCGAGCGCATCGAGTGAGTTCATTGGGTTGGACAGTGACTCTTCGGTAAACCGCCGGTACTGCTCCTCGGTAGTGACGGAGCAGATGCACACGTCGTCGCCGAGCACTTGGATGGCGCGCTCACGTGCATCGACTTCTGACTCGGCCTCGTGGTGGCGGACATGCACAGAGCAGTCGCCGTGCTTGATGACGTCTTCGATGTAGACGTATTCGATTAAGTATTTCATGGCGGCTTTGGTTACTTGACCTGATCCAGCGCGCAGTCCGGGTCGTCGAGGACGGTGCTGAGGAATTGCTTGTAGGAATTGTAGGTGCTGACATGCGAGATGACCACGTCGCCATCCTTCTCGGCAAAGGCTTTGGCCTTAGACACTGCGTCCTCCTCGTCCACGGCTTCGTAGTGCCGGAAGAATACACATGGGGCTTGGTCGTAGTTCTCGTAGCCCTCCATGCAAGAGGGCCGGACGTATTCGATGATGTATTTCATGGTCAAAACCCCAGCCACCACCCGCCGAAGACGAGCGTGGCGAACAGGCCGAAGCCGATGTAGAACAGGCCGTGCAGCACGGCGCGAAGCAGGATGGTTTTCATTGGTTCTTGTTCTGGTCCAGCAGCACGTGCCACGGCTGGTTTTTCACCCACGCGATGGCGTCCGCACACGCGTCTTCCACCTTGGCGCAGTAGCCGCCGCCCAGGACGTTGCCCCGGCGATGGCCGTGCACCTCCCAGCGGAAGACGCGCTCGCCGCAGTTCATCTCGGGCAGGATGTTGATTTTGAGGAAGGTCATGACAGAAGATCCAACTGGAACGGCCTGAGCGGCTGAGGCCTCGCGCCTCGCCCAAAGTAGCGGACAATCTCACGGCCCAGCCACTCACCCACGGGCACGGATACGCCGTTGCCGATCATGCGGTAAGCGTCTCGACTCGTGCCAGCGAAAGTGAACGTGTCTGGCAGGCCTTGCAGCCGGGCGTACTCCCTCACCGAATACGGACGCACGCCATGCGGATACCGGCGATCCACCACGAGGCGTGTCCCGAGATCCTTGGCGTAGTGTGCAACACACGTCGGCGCCACGTCACCCTTGGCAGGGTCGCTCACGATCGGCTGGTCCCGGTACTTGCCGTTGATCCTGGCGTACACGTAGTCCGGTATCTCGACCTGCGGATTCTCTTCGATTATCTCAGCCAGCGTCAGCACGCGCCCCGCCTCGGGCGGTCGCCAGCCGAACCGCTTGCGTGATCCGATGATGATCAGTCGGTCACGCTTCTGCGGCAGCCAGTTGGTGCTGCTAACCGGACAGAAGACGTTGACGTAGTAGTCGGGCAGCCTGGTCAGCGCCTCCATCACCACGGGAAACTTTCGCATGCCGGGCACGTTCTCCACGGCGTACACTTCCGGCCGGCGGATAGCCACATGCCGGAAGAAGTGCAGGAAGAGTTCGTCACCCGTCCTCGCGCCGTTGATGTCGGCCGCGGTCGAGTACTTGGTGCACGGGAACGTTGCCACCATGGCGTCGCATTCGGATTCATCGAAGACCAGCTTCTTGGATACGTCCATCTGCACCACCTTGTGGTCGAAGTTCTGACGCAACGTTTCGCAGCAGGTCTCATCGATCTCGTAGCTCTCCTGGACATGCAGCCCGCCACGTTGCAGGCCGAGGTCCATCAGGCCGGCGCCGCTGAAGTAGCTGTTGGTGCGGATGCTCATGACAGTTTGCGGAAGGTGATCGCCCAAACCCAGGGATTCTCGTTCCACGATCCGGCCCCGTTGATGCTGTTCCACAGCGCACGGTATTGCTCGCGGGCACTGAGCAGCATTCGCTGCGGCACGTGCTGAACGTGCGCCACCTTGCGTCCGTGCCACGTGTCGCCGACCTTGGGTATGCCGTGGATGTAGTCCTCGGAGACGGCCACGCACGTGCCGTCGTCGGAAGAGATGTTGTAGTGGGCGTAGGAATCCAAGGGCTTCACGCCCTCGGCCAAGGCGTCCGCCTCGCTGATGTCCTGCAACCGCTCGACCCGAACGTCGGTGATCTCAAGCGTGATGCGGCTCATCCACCGGCGCATGAAGATCGACGGGCGATTGCGGCCAAACTGCACAGCGCCAAGCTTCTCGTCGCCAAGGTCGCCGGCCATCGCACCGTCCGCCACGTACCGGATCGCCGCGCCTACGGGGATGCGCACCGGCTTCTCGTGGTCCCAGCCTCGGGCAGCGGACCAGGTCTCTTTGACCCAGAGGCGGTCGCCGGGCACGCCGTAGGGGCAGCGAATTGCGCACGTCTCACCGAGGAACTCGGCTGCAACTTGGTCCGACGTCAGCATCTCCCCATAGGGGTGCCTCTGGGGCTTCACAATCCGCCGGGTTTGCATCTTCGTGTCGGCCAGCAGGGCCAGCACCATCGGGGCGGAGAATAGTATGGGGCGCTCGGTCATGCTGCCTCCCTCCGCAGCAGCTCGCACAGCGCCGCCGCAAGGTGCTGGTACCCGCTCTCTCGCGCCCGCTGGATCGCCAGCATCAGCGCCAACTTGTGGCCCATTGTTACATTTTGCATTGGCAAATCAGTCGTCTTTGTACGGAAGCCGGACGGCGATGCAACCTCCATTTTGAGGTGACTTCACCGGCCGGCGATGACTGCACGCACCCAGCATCCGGCAGGCCTCCGACCAGTCGCGCGCCTGCCTCGTGTTCACCAAGTACTGCGCCTTCTGGCGCCAGCTCATCGTCGGCCACTGGCTGCACGTTCTCATGGCATGAAAAAGCCCCGGACCTTGTGGGTGCCGGTTCTACTTGCGGGTGGCCTCCCACTCCGCGCTCGCCGCCGTCACGCGGTCCACTTCATTGTTGTCGGGCAGGTCCGACGCGTAGTGCAAAAAGCACAGCGCCGCCGCCACCGTGAACACCACGCCGGCTGCGAAGCCGGCCACGAAGATCAGTGCTGAGATCATGGGTATTGGTATCCTAATTTTGGATTGGTTGGGATTGATGGGGAATTGCCGGCGGCCAGGGGCTCGAACCCTGATGGGCTATCATCCACGCGGTCCCGCCGCGCTCGCCGATGAAATCAACTTTGCCAAGGCTGCACCTCGCCACTTCTTGGTGTGCACCACTGTAAGCCTGACGACATCGCGGTCCCGCATCAGCTTTCGCTGGCAAGCCTCGATGTCGTCCGCAGTGCTTGCTTCGCCAGGCAGGAGCACGAACCCCATGCCGCCTGGGCCAGCCAGTTCTTCGTGCCAGAATACTCCGGCATGCTGCTGGCTTGGGTACAGCGGGAACTTGTAAACGTAGGCCCACTTGCGCGCTTTCACGCGGCGCACGGCTAGGTGCAGGAAGCCATTTTCAATCGACGCCCACTGCTGCCATGTGAGGCTGCGGGGGATCGCTGCGATGGCGGACACACCTTCGCAGTGAAAGAAGTAGGGAGTGACGCTCATATCACCACCCTCCCCCGGCCTGGGCCTCGTCAAAGCGGCACGCCTCGAAGTCGCGAGCCGCTGCCTCCGCCGCCTCGCCAGCGAACACCTTCCGGGTCCGCGGATAGTAAAAGATCCGCTCCCCCACCTTGATGGGCTCGCCCGTCTTCGCACACACACCCGGGAACTTTGCCGTCGTCCAGTACGGATCGCGGCCCCTGCCTGAATTGCGATAGCTCATGGTCACTCCTTGGTTTGGTTCTCTGACGTTGGAAATTCGCCGGTCACTTCTCGTCCAGCGCACGGTACGCCGCACGCAGATCGGCCTCGGCCTTCTCTTTGGCGCTCGGCGTCGCACAGACCTCGCCCGTCACGGCACCAATCACTCGCGCCGCATCGGCGTACTCCGCAACGGCAAGCCCGGACTCCGCATGCGCACCATACGCATCAAGCGACACTGAGCACAGCCGCAGCGTCCGGGCCGCTTCACGCAGCTGGGCCAGCAGCGTGTCCCGCTCGCCCTGCAAGCGGCTGATGTCCTTGTGTAGACCCGCCACCTCTTTCAGGTGCGCCGCATGCAAATCGTCGAAGGCACTCATGATTGTTCTCCTCTCGCCTGCTTGATCACTGCCACAGCCTGCCCACGGATCGCGGACGGATACACCACCAGCGCTCCACTCAGGTACTCCTCGATCAGCCGCGTCTGCTCCTCAAGAATAGCCAGCAGCGCAGGCGCACTCGCGATGAGGTGCGCGTTGGCCGGCGGCCCGTCACGCATCTCGCAAATCAGCGAGCCACTGCTCAGGCCCCATGATCTCGGATCGTGACCAAACTCAACCTCCGCGTCTTGCGTAGCGATCCAGCGATGATCGTGGAACGGGTGCTTCTCAGCGTGCTGCGGGCATGGCATCACTCGCCACGGGCCGGGCGTGTGCGCGGCACTCATGACACCACCCCCACCACAGCGCACACCACAAGGGCCAGCACACCCCCAAGGGCAAAGCCGGCCGTGATGATCAGCGACGCCGCCCCCATGGGCGGAACCTCGATCTCGTCGTCCGCTTTCATCACGCCACCTCCAGCGAGCACACGTGCTCCAGCATCAGTTCCAGCGCAGACTCCGCAGCCCCAGGCCACCGGGTCATCACCTCCACCTTCAGGCACACCAACTCGGCCGCCGCGGCGGAATCCCTCAAGGGCTCCACCAAGATCTCGTCAATCGCGCTGATGATCGCCAGCGCAAGCTTCATTTTCTTCATAGGGAAAATTCCTCAACGCACCTCCGGCGTCATTGCCTTCACCCATTTCTCGTGCACTCCCGCACGGTACCGCGCCAGCCACCGCCGGCCGCGGGACGTGCCAAGGTCGATCCCGAACTCCCGCGCACGCTCCTCGGCCTGAATCTGCCGAATGTCCGCGTAGTGGCCAAGCGCCTCCTGGCTTTCGCCAGCGTCCGTGCTCACCGTCACCCCCATCGCGGGGATTGTCACCACCAGGCGCCCCTTCCGGGCCGCCGCACTGTCCCACAGCCGATTCTTCCGGGCCGGTGTAGGTCCATGCGCCCCGCGCTTCGCGGAACGCACGCGCTGCCCCATCTTCACGAGTTTCATAAGCAAAAAAGGCCCCACGCCACACCGTTGCAGCTTGGGGCCGATTTGCCGACGAATCAGATCACTCCCGACACACGCACGGCGGTCCGACCGTCCTTCCGGAGGGTCAGCTTGAAGCCCGTCAGACGCGCATCACGCACGCTGCGCACGGCCTCAGCCTTCACCGCCTCCGTGTTCACCTCGATCCGGTGCGCGATCTTCGCCGCCGCCACCTGATCCTTGTCCTCCTCCGTGAACCGGCGCTCCGACCGCAACTCCGCGGCCAGCTTCGCCACCTCGTGCGTCGTGGACACCAGCTTCTCGTTCGCCACCACGACAGACAACTCCTCCGCACTGATGCGCGGCAGAGTGCCGTAACGCTCGTCCTTGAGCGCCTTGAGCTGCGCCTGCGCAGCCTTAATCCGGTCAGCAATGCTGACTTCGTATGCAACCAACATCTTCTCACTCATGGTCTTTGGGTCTCCTCTGCGTCGTCTTCCGGGCTTGGAACCGGCACGCACACAACTGTAGGCACGTGGCCGCATTAGGACCCATTTTCCAAGCATCGGAGGGGCGCTGTTCCGGCACCGTAATGCCGACTCACTGTTCGCTCGTGTCCAGAGGCTTCCGTCGCCACAGGGTCAACCCCTGCGCTTTTCTCGCAACGTGCTGTGCGCAGTACACTTAAGCCCGGGCACCCATGTTACCCAGACGCACACTCCGCCTCATTCGCTTGGCCAGCTTTCGCTCGTGTCACTACTGGGATTTGGGAAGCAGGGTGTAAACCCGCCGACCAACCATGACGTAAATTGTTAAAGATCTAGGGCTTGCGAACTCTTGTTCAGAGTTGTTAAGCATCGCCGATCTTTGGTTAACTAACTTCTAACTGTTAGATTTTTCAAAAATCTAACCTGCCCGATCGGCTCTCGGACTAGGGCGACCGGCGCTTTCGGCGCTCTCTTCGCATCGGCAGTTTCCGCAACCGCCGACACCTTAGCAAGTTACTGGTTTTCGGTAGTTAATGCCCCTTATGTAACATCGCTATTGCAAGGCAAAGGCCCCTCCCCCCTTTCAAAATTCCAAGCCAGGCCCCCCGTATCTATATATCTCCCCCCTCTAAACTTTTTGGCGTTTCCCGTACGCGGGGTTTTGGGGTTTGGTTTTGGTGAGGTTTTGGGTGGTTACTGCCAATACTGCCAAAACTGCCAAAAGGTACTGCCAAAAGTGCAACCCGCGCACCCGAAAGACAGTACTGCCAAAACTCCCTATAAAAATACTACGTATTTTTATATATAGGGATTTTGGCAGTGCCGTCTTTCCGGGCGGTGCGCTCCGCGAGACGTGGCAGTGACTTATGGCAGTGACTTGACGGTGATGATAGCCTGACCGACATGAACATGCCGAAGCGAATGGCGGAGTGGCAGGCGGTGGTGGCAGAGGCAGGGCGGGAGGTGTCGTGGTGGGGGATGGTGAGGGCGATGGCGAGTGGGGGGGTGGATCGTCGGACGTGGCGGAGGCGGATGCGGGTGTGCCTGCGGTGTCCGGTGCACGATCGGGAGATGTGGCGGTGCCAGGCGAGAATTGGCACTGCGGTTCTGGGCTGCGGGTGCTACACGCCCTTTACGGCGCTGACGGCCGAACCGTACCCGGGTGGGTGTTGGGGTTGGATGCGCGGAATTGGATGGCCCGCCAGCCGCCGGGAACCTGCCCGATTTCGCGAGATCTGGCGTGGGTTGGTACGTGGGTATAGGCTGGCCGCCCGGCAGGCCTTAAAACGCGAATACGGAGGCCCCGTGATTTGATGGTCACCTCGATTTGTGGTTGACGGCCAACCTTTGGCCGTAAATCAAAAAGGGTATACCGACATACCTATGAGCAATCAAACGCCAGAAATCAGCCCAGTGGTTCTTGAGCACGCCTACACCAAAGAGAGCCCGAGACCAGTTCCTGCCGAATTTACCCGCGATGGCATGCGCTGCCGTCAGATTAAGCGCGAAGGGCGAGTAGTTATGGTGGCACTTGGCCAGACAGAGAAGGCCGGGGTTGAGGTGATGATTCTGAGCGTTGCCGCGCCATCGAAATACCCGAATGGCGAAGATGCTCCATGGCGCGAGAAGTATCCAGGTGCCAGCCAGTTTGGCACTGCCGGCTGGTACTACACGCCGGCCCAGCTGGAGAAGGCGCACGCGAAGTACGCCGAGTTGGTCGCTGCGCAGGAAGTCACCCCTGTTTTGAATTGACACATGGCGCCGCTGGCGTGACAGAAGGCTTATGCCTTCTGGCGAATCTTTAGCGGCGCGCTTGGCGCGGGGAGTGAGGGTGGACCTGCCGAGATGGCGGGTGGCAGGGTACGCGCGGGTGCCAGTCCTGATCGACCTCGAGGTCACTGCCGAAAGTAAGGAGGAGGCTTTGGCAGTGGCGCGGGAGACGTTGGCAGTGGGAGCGGACGAGGTGGTCCAAGTCCAGAAAGTCCAGAAAGGGATGGTGACGGACTGGAAGCCGACGGCGATCTCTGTGCCTGCGAGGCAGTTGGTGAACCATCACTGCCAGCCTTTGACGGCGCCAAAGTTCACGTGCCTGCACTGCGGGTCGCTGTTCCCGTGGTCGCTGTCCGTGAAGATGGCCCGGAAGCCGAAGTACTGCTCTGCCACCTGCCGGATGTACGCGTGGCGGCTGAGGAAGCGGGCGGAGAAGGCGCTGGAGGGGGAGGTGGGGTCATGACCCGCAACGAGGCACAGGAGCTTCTCGAGCGGCACGCGGCACAGCTGTCCGAGCACTTTTCGAGCATCCAGATTGTCGGCACGCTTCTGCTGCCTGAGGGAGGCACGGGGTGGCATGCCGCGGGGATGGGGGACTGGTACGCGCGGAAGGCGGCGTGTCAGGAGTTCGTGGAGCGGGATCAGGCCCAAACCGTCGCCCGGACGATCAAAGCCGTGGAGGATGAGCAGTGAAGGCCCAGCCCCTGAAGCTGATCCATGGCCAGGGCTACGAGCCCTGCACCGTGTTCGAAGCTACGCACCTGCGGATCAATCTTCCCGGCCCGAGCGGCGAGCTGGTGCTGCCCGTGATCATCAAGGGAGCGCGCGAGGGGAAGAACGCATGGACATGGAATGCCGACACCGAGCGGCCTACCCTGCGGCCGAGTGTGCTCACGATCGGCGGGAGTGAGGAGACGTGGCGCTGTCACTCGTGGATCAACGATGGGCAGGCGCAGTTCCTCGACGACTGCTCGCACGATCTGCGCGGGAAGACGGTCCCGCTCTTGGACCTGACCAAGGAGGCAACATGACCGATCCCATCACGCCGGAGTGGCTGCAGCAGCAGTTGGCCGATCTGCGTCGGATGCAGGCCGAGGTGGATGAGTCCCCGGGGTGGCCGCGGGCCTACGTCGACGTGGACACGCTGGTGAAGAGCGGGGTGCCGTTCTACTTCGACCCATCCGGCACGATCATGTTTTCGGGTGCCGGGCTGGCTGAGGCCGTCGCCGCCGGCGCGGTGTGGTGGGTGGACGAGAAGGGAAGCCGGGTGTCGCCGCCTGGGTGTCCAGTTTCTGCTTGCAATGTCAGTTCTGATTTGAGGTAACCGAATCAGATGCCTACCGACCCAGCCCCCATCGACATCTACACCTGCCCGGCGAATCCACCGCTTGAATACAAGATCGCGGTGATGCAGGCGGCGCTGGAGGGCAAGCCCGTGCAGCAGGGCGAGAAGGGGGGTTCGATTCGTGGATTTGTTAAAGGTTGGTACTATCCCTCACTTGGTGCACCGGCGTGGAACTGGGCGCTTTATGACTACCGCATCGACCCCGCAAGCCGCCCCGCGCCGAAGAAGAAGCTGATTCCGTGGACGCTCGAGACGGCACCGAAGGGGTGCGTGCTGCTGCGCGACGGCCACTGGAGGCACGTATCTACTGTATGGATGATTCTGTTGTGGACCAGCATGGGCGTCAGTGTTCCAAGCGGATGTTCAGACGGGGGGAAGTTCGTGAATTGGGACCGGCTTCAAAAGGAGTTCGAGTACTCCCTCGACGGCGGGAAGACGTGGGCGCCCTGCGGAACGGAGGTGGATGAGTGAACGCCTCCGTGAGGATCCCCGCCAACTGGCGCCGGCTGGCAAAGCACGAGATTCGCCAGCCTGGTGATCGTGTGCTGTCGGTCTCTCCGTTTGGCGGGGGGGAGCCTGAGCTTCAGTGGATGCGGGTTGATCTTTCGACTGGGGCGCGTGTGGGGAGCTGGGTCGTGATCCGGCCGCGCCGGGCGAACTGGAGGCGCCAAAAGCCATGAGCGCGAAAGACTCTCTTGTTATCGACCGTGGATCGGCTGAGGCGCGGCTGACGCCCGTCGGCGACGGCACATTCAGCCTGACGGTGACGGAGCGGGACCGTGCGATACCGGGTCTGGCGACCGTGGTATTGAGGCCCAAGGATCTGTATCGGCTGTCTGGGTACGCGGCGAACTGGCTGACGCGGGAAGGGGTGAAGGCATGAAGCCCACACGCCGCGGATTCCTTGCCAGCCTGTTTGCGCTGCCCGCCGCCGTCAAAGCCGTGGCGGCGGGGAGGGTTGCGCCTGCGCCGCCCATTCCCGCCGATGTAGATGAGATCATCAAGGGCATCTGGTCGGCTAAGTCCGAGAACACGCTGACGCATGCCACGATCCGCGGCCTGACGCCTGCCGACTTAGCCGGCCTTCACGAGCAGGAGGCGCGGCTTGCGCAGGATCTCGCGCGGAGACTTTCCACCCATGAAGAAACCCAAACCAACCCACCGCTACCGCAGCTCAGTGACGGGCAGATTCGTCACTGAGGCCTACGGCAAGCGGTTTCCGCACCTTGTGGTGCGCGAGCGCGTCAAAAGCCCATGAGCACACAAAGCATAACACTGCCGTTCATGTTCGTTAAGAACGAGCGAACGGGCGGGTCTATATACAAAGTCCGGGCGCCAAAGCACGTCCTTGAGGATATCAAGAAGAACTGGCCCGAACTATGGGAGCAGTACGAGGAAGAGATTGAGTCACTTCCCCCGATTGAGGACTACACGGACGAGGTGAGCGAACCTGTCAGCCGTCGCTAGGATCGACGAACTCTGACTTCACCAGTGCCGAGGGCCATTGTTCCCTCGGCACTTCTTTTATTACGACCGCCGCATCGCCGTTCTGCGTCAGGTCAATGACCCACGCCAGGACGTGGTTGCGCTTCCAGACGAAGAAGCGCACGCGGGGCCAGCCCTCGATCTGGACGATGGCGCCCTTGGCGGCGATCTCCTCGCGGTTTGGCACGGCACCATCAACGCGCTGGATCATGGCAGCCATGGCGGCTTCGACTTTGGCGTTGGCCGCCGCATTGAGTTGAGACATGTGGGCCTCGAACTCTTTTATCATTTCATTGAAGTCAGGCGGCACGCCGCCTTCGGGTTCGTCGGAGATCATGGCTTGGGTGGTTGGTAGTTGAGCATCTGGCTGAGCTTGGTGGTGGTCTTCTCTCCGTTGTCGAACTCGAGCGTGATGCGCGGCTCGGGTCGGGTTTCGGGCAGGGTGTAGCCGCCGGGCAGGTGTGCCTCGGGCGGCTTGAAGGTGGCCTTGGGCCAGACGCTGGCGGCGACGATCTTCACTTGAGGCGGAGCGCTTCGCGCAGGTTGTCGATCAGCTTGTGACCGCGCTTGTCTGTATTGATGAGCGTCTGATGCTTGGCCAGGTGAAGACCAAGGGCGCGGGCCGTAGCGTACGTGGCGCGCAGGCCCGTGGCGTTGCGGATGTGGCGGATCTCGGCGATGATGTCCGCGGCCATGCTGGTCTTGTCGCAGGTCAGCCCCAACTCGGCCGCGATCTGCTCGAGGTCTTCGAGCGCAACCCGGAGCCTGAGCGCGGTGGCGTTCATATCATCCTTTGGGCGAGAAGCGCGGGCCTCAGGCTCGGGCTCCGGCTCCTTCACGGTAACCACCGGCCCCTTGATGGAAAGCGAGGGCGTAGTGGGTTCCTGCGCAGGCGCAAGCGGCTCCTCACGCCCCGGCAGCTTCAGTGCCGGCGCATCGGGCGCCACGGCCTGCCGGACAATGGGGATTGCGACGGCCGGGGCCGGATCCTCCACGTAGACCGAGTTGCAGTTCATGCAGGTATAGACCGGGCTGGCGCGCACGCCGTTGATTTCCACGCCGCGGTACGTGTTGCGGTGGATGCTGGCCTTTGTGGCATTGCAGGCAGGGCAGGTCTCGGCCGCGCCCTTCTTGACGATGGTGACGTTGATCATGGCTTTTGTGGGTTGAGTTGTTTTCCGATACGCTCGGCAGTCTTTTCCCGCCACCTGCGCGCGTGCACCAGTGATGCCCGCCAGTCTTCACCCGTGATGGTTCGGAAGACGCGGCACGTGCAGGCCTTGACTCCGTTATCGAGCGGCACGCCGCATCGGTGGCAGGTGGGCGGCTTCATCCCTCAAGGGCCTTCCTCTCGCGGTCGAGGCGGCGGGATACGGCCAGTTCGCGGTCGAACTTTTCGGGGTAGCGGACGCGAAGCTTGTCAATGTTGCGCTGGGCGATCTCGTCCATGGTGACGCCCGCGGCCCTGGCGATCTGCGCGATGTACCACAGCGCATCCCCCGCCTCCTCAACGACGTTGGTCCAGTCGATGGGCTTGTCGTAGAACTCGTACTTCTTGAAGACGTCCATCAGTTCGCCGGCTTCGGTGCAGAGGCCCGCGGCCCCGTGGAGGAGGTCACGCGTCGAACGGACACGTCCGTTCTCGTTGAACTCGCTGATTTGGATCTCCGGCGCCGTGCGCAGCGCCGCGATCTGGTAGTCGTTCATTTTCATGTGGTGGTGGCTTGGAGATTGAGAGGCTCGATCTTGAAGTCGTTGTATCCAACGCCGATAAGGCAGGCGTACTTCCAGCCGTTCGTCATGCCGCGGCACTGGTAGAGGAAGTCGCCGAGCTTGACCGTGCGGTTGATCATTCTGCGAATGGAAAGGCGGGTCAGGTATGTCGCAGTAAGAGGACGCGTGCTTCGTCCCCGCTTAACCTCGAATAGGGCGCCTTCGCCTTCAGGCATGAGCACTCCGCGCACGTCGAAGTGCTTGATTACGGTGCACGGCTTGCCCTTCAACGTCACTCGGTAGTGGGTGACTCGGTATCGGTGCATGGATTGGCCTTCTTCTTGGAGGTCAGCTGGCTGAGGTTGAGCGGAGCGGGCAGCATGTACTTCACCTTGCGCTTGCGGCTGTTTCTGCTGATCCGCTCGAATCCGAACAGGTAGCGGTTGCCACCGATTTCCTTGACGATGGCCTGGTGCCGTCCGTCGTTGAGGAGTTTGTTGATGCGTGCGTTGGTCATGGGCGAGATTTGAGATAGTCGTTGGCAGCGGCATCGCCGCGGGCCGTCCTCCGGTAGCCGCCGTCGTCGGTGACGGTGACGAGGCCGGCGTCCATGAGTTCTTCGCGGACACGATAGAACGTGCGGTCAGAAATTCCGGTCAGGCTCTTGGCTTGGCGACCAATCGCCGCTAGTGCTTCTGGCTCAGCCGAAGAAGCCGGGAAGCAATAGCACAGCTCGCCATGGTTCGATTTCTTCGGGCGCCCCATGTCGCCGCGTGATCGGCCAGGCGAAGATGACTTCCGCTGCTCCTCCTCCGTCGGCTCCCGTGGTTCCCAGTAGATTCGCTGAATCGGCTTCCGCCGGCCCTTGACCTTGATGGTCCCGGTCGCGTGCTTGATGGGAACCTTGGTGGTTACCTCGAAGCTCGCGCCGCTTTCCGATTCCGTGAGTACGCCGGCTCGCTTCCCGCGCTTGGCGAGGTACAGCGTAAAGCTCCCCTCCTGCGAAGGCTCGGCCTTGATGATACGGACGGCACGCGCCCAGTTGATCAGGTCGGCCGATCCCGCCATGTCGTACATCATCTCGTTCCACGCCTTCTCCTTCACCTTCTCCGACGGTGGCTTGGTCGTGTGATGCGTGACCATGTAGGCGAACTTGTTGTCCTTGTTCACCGAGTTGAGGCCCCGCCGGCAGAACTGCTTGACCGCATCGGACTCCTTCACGTCGCCATCAATGTAGGCGTGAAGTGGGTTGATGAATACGAGATCCGGCTTCACTCGGTCCACGAGTGCGGCCAGCTTGCGCAGGAACGAATCGCCGCATGAGCGGTTGTCGGAGACGATGAACACCCGCTGCCGGATCTGCTCGATGTGCTCCTCTGTCAGCGGCTGGCCGTCCGGCTTGAGCGACTGCTTCACAGACTCAACGACCTCGCCAATGTCACCATCGTCGTCCTCGGCCTGGATGATTAGCGAGGTCAGCGGGCGCTTTGGCAGCATGCCAAGATGCGGCATCCCAAGCGCGTAGGAGAATGCCTCCTGAATCGCAAAAGAGCTCTTGCCCATGCCGGCGCCTGACACCGTGATGCACTGGCCTCCTCGGCAAATGTAGCGGTCGCCGATCAGCGTGTCCTCGTCTCCATCGGGCGGGACGGTGATGTCAGCGGCGCGGCGGATCTCGTCCTTGGACCATGCGGCATTGCCAATCTTACTCGTGGCCGCGCCGGCAAAGTCTAGGAAGCCGTCGAGGTCGCCGTCGTACTGGTAGGCGCGCTCCACGACAGCCGTGAAATTGCGGATCGCCTTACGCAGGGTGGAAAGCTCCTTCACCTTTGCGATGAAGTAGTCCGCGTTCGCCGTCGTTGGCACGCGGTTCGTGACCTGCATGAGGTAGTTGAACCCGCCGACCTCATCCAGCATCCGCGAGGCCTGCAATTCCTGCGCAACCACCTCGATCGTGACCGGGGGCTTGGACTGGTACACCTCCAGAATCTTGCCGAACAGGATGAAGTTGGCCGGGACGTAGAAGTCCGACGGCTCGACCTCCATGCGAACGCACTGCGCGATCGTGGCCGCTCCATCGATGAGGCAGCAGGACAGCAGGTACTCCTCGGCCTCCGCGCTGAACGGCATCGTGCGGCCGGCAAAGGCCTGGGCTTCTGCGCTCATGCGATCACGTCCTTCCTTCCGCCCTGCTCGGCGGTCCACTTGTTGATGGCGTCGTTGGCCTCCTGAAAGCTCATGTGGGCTGCATCGATCCCGAGGGTCCGTAGGAAGTTGAGTTGGCGCGCAGGGCAAAGGCCTTGCTCGTGCCGCTTGACCAACCGCTCAAGAATCAGACGGGCGTGTCCCCGGTGCTTGATGTTGGCCACACTGACCCCATTGGCTGCGATCTGCCGCAGCTGCTCGACGGTCGGGATCTGTGCGTCGCGCTTGGTGTCCGGCGTGTAGTTGGCAATTTCAAGGTCGCCCAGCTCCGCGGCCAGGGCGAGCGGGTCCACAACCTCGGCCTTCCGGTCGGAGTTTTTGCGCACCGCCTCCTCCAGCTTGGCCAGCAGGTCCACCTCGGCGCGCTCCTCGGCTGCAATCAGGTCGCCGTCCGTGGCCTCGATGTTCTTTTCGACCTGCTCGGCGACGTCCTCGCGGTCAGACACGAGCGACGCCGGCTTGCAGAGGTCATGCTTCTTGTAGAGCCAGAGGAAATCCAAGATGGTCAGCACCGGTTTGGCCGATGCCTTGATGATGGCGTGGCGCTCCAGTGCATTCGACGCCTTCGACAGGGCTCCGATAATCGTATTCAGCGGACGAGTACCGCGGCCGACCATTTGGCTGTAGAGACTACGCACCTTCGTCGGGCGCAGAATGACCATCGTGTCGATGGCGTCGTGGTCGAATCCTTCGGTCAGCAGAGCCATGTTGCAGATGGCTTGGATTTTCCCCGCCTTGTAGGCCTGAATCTTCGCCTTCCGGTCTTCGGAAATGCCGGCCACCCAGTCGCACGTGATGCCGACCTCGTTCATGTGGCGACTCATGATCTGCGCGGTCTCAACCGACGGTAGGAAAATCATGATCTTGCCGTTCGGAGCGGCCTTCTTGATGGCGTCGGCGATGGCAGCCATGAACGGAACGAGTCGATGACTGACCTCAGACTGGTCAAAGTCGTGGCTTTTCGTGCGAACGCCGTTCAGGTCGATCGTGACGGGCATAGTTTTCACGATAGGGCGAATCAGCCAGCCGTCCCGGACGGCATGAAGCAGTCCGTACTCGTAGGAAATACGGTCCACAAACTCCCCGAGTGGCCGGTTATCGCCTCGGTCAGGGGTTGCAGTGACGCAAATCACGCGGGCGCCGCCCGCCATGAAGTGCTTCAGCACCTTTTGGTAGGACTCGGCCAGGACACGGTGGGCCTCGTCTACGATGATCGTGTGAAAATGACCCTTCGGCCAGCTTGAGAGGCGCATGTTTCCGGCCATGGTCTGCACGGAGCCGACAACGGTCTTCGCAAAGCGGCTCGCGTAGCTGCCGGCCTTCTCTTTTTCGGCCCGCATGCCCATCAGCTTCGCGTATTTGTCGATCGCTTGGTCAACCAACTCGTCCGTGTGGGCCAGAATCAGCACCTTGTGGCCGAGTCCGGACTCGTGTTTGGCGATTGCGCTGAACAGCACCGTCTTGCCGGTGTTGTGGGTAACGGTGAAGTCGCCTAGCAGGAATCTTCCGTCTTCCCCAGCGAGCGAAAACCCAAAGTATTCCTCAACCCCAAGTGGTAGAACGGAAAAGCCCGTCCGCAAGACGCTCTTCCGCTGCCTTCTTGCCGGTGCTTTCTTCCTTGGTAGCCGGCATGGAACAATTGAGCAGTCGCCAGAGATAGATACCCGGTAGTAATCACCAACTGCACCCGTCTGACAGCCCTTACGGCATGGACTAACGTAAGCAGCCAGCCCCAAGGAACGAGAAACGAACGCGACGTCCTCGGCTAACTGCTTCGACTTGGATACGAAATCAAAGCCCGCACACCCATGGAGACTTCCATCAGTATCAATCAGGCCAGCGAGAAGTTCTGCGCGCTCAGCAATGCTGGCAGTCTTGTATTCGCGAGGAATGAATTTTGCTCCAGAATCCAAACACACACCCAGCGAATCCATGATGCGTGACAGCGTGTTCCGCTGGCCGCGCCCCTGCTTTCCGAATAGGTGATAGGTCTTGGATTTGTTGCCCTCTTGAGACTCAGCACGCACATTGAGCCCATGCTTCGATGCAGTCTCGTTGATCGAGGCTACAATCTCCGGGTCTGCGGTCGTAATGGCGACAGCTTTGAGGGATGACCAGCGCCCGTAATGGCGATGCAGGCAAGATCCGTCGCCAAGATAAACCCCCATGAAATACGGATCCACGGGAAGCGCCTGATTGGTGCCCTCAAACTCTACACATTGGGGCCTGAAAAGTTTTAGAAGGTGCTTTTGTGTACGGCTCTGGTTTAGGTACTCAACAAGTGGCATGTCGACTACCTTAGATTGCTCACTAGGCCGGCGAGGGATGCGCAGAAGTGTCAGGACATGGCTACGGTTGACCACATGAGAAGCCCCCTTGGTCGGACGAATCTCGTACATTTGCTCGTGGCCTTGGGCCAAGCTGATCACGCACCGCGGACGGCTGTCTGGACCCATCAACCGCTCCCCTACGGAGACGTCCTCGATAGCTTTAACGCTTCCATCAAACATCAACACGGGCGTTCCCTTCCGAAAGCATCCCGTGGCTTTCACAATCATCTGCACGCGCACCTCCGGGTCTTCCCAGCCGCGGTAAATCGCGTCGAAGGCCTCCGCTTGGTACGGACGAAGCCCGTATGCACGGGATGGAGACACCGTAGCCGCCTTCACTGGCTCAGTGACGTCGTCGAGGAGCTCGAAATCGCACAGTTTCACAGGCCAAACTCCGAAAGATCGAGCAGTTCAGGGGGAATCGACGGGATACTGGCAAGCTGGCGGTCGAAATTGCGGCCGTACATGCGCCGGAACACGGTGCCATCAGCCCAAACCGTGGTCACATCGCTTGGTTCACGACTCGAACTCGGTGATGATGACGTCGATCCGAGGTTCGGAGCCGTAACGCTTCTGTAGGCAGAGGTCGCAGACCTGCTTGTCGTCGATCCAGAACCCGCATTCGGTGAGGACGTCGAGGAGGAGCTTGGAAGAGTTGTCAGCATCGGGTTTCTGAGTGTGTAAAAGGGTGAAATTTTCGACTGAGAGCTTGTCGGCGTGCTTCTTGGCGAGATTTTGGGTCATCGGGTACACGTAGCGAATCAGGCAATACACCGGACCACTCATTGGCTGACTGGGGCGGTGCGGCCGAGCGTAGCCGCGCAGCCTTCGAGCCTCTCGCTTGACGTCTGCCTTCGTGTAGAAGGCCCGGCTCTTGAAGTTCACCCCCTTCTGCTGGGCTGTGATCGTTGCCGGCGCCCCTGGGATCGTGAAAGCTACGGTTTGGGGTGACATTTCAGGACCATTTGAGGCGCTTCTGGACAGGGCGGTCAATGATGTGGCCGAGTTTTGTCTTCACGTACTTTTCCACCGACATGACGTCGGGCTTCTTCGTGGTTTTCTGCATACCGGCTGCGTGCAAGCGGTCCTCCACCTCACTCAGGCTCATCTTGAGCGTCTCCCAAACCTCATCGCCGAGGTCGTCGCGCAGAAGTTCGATGGCCAGGCGGACGTTGGTGACCTCGCGGTTGCCGAGTGCGTCAACGAGGGCGATCAGCGTGCCATCCGCCAGCTGCACGGTGCCCTCCTTCTCGATTCTGGAGCGCAGAAGGTCGATGATCCGGTCGATAGGCCCGCGCACGGCACGGCACTGCGCAGCGAACTCGCCAAATTCCTTGAGCGAGGGCGTGACATTGAGGGCTTCCAGCTTTTCCTTGGTCAATTCCATCTTCATGCGTTGGATCTCCGCCCGGAACGCCGGGCATGCGTACGTCACGTGCTCGCAGAGGCGGCACTGCTTGTATCCCGTGACGAAGGTATAGGGTTGGTCGAGCGCCTCGTTGATCTTCTTCTCCAAATAGTCCGCGACGACGGGGATGTCTTCGACTTCGCCCTCCGTGACGGGGTTGGAAGACAGCTTCTGGAAGATACGCACGAGGCCGCGCCTGAGAGACGGGTACTTCTTCCACAGAAGCGTGGCGTACCCGGCCAGCTGCCAGTTTTGGTCGGCAGGATCGACCTCGTTGGGGCCGGTCTTTTGGTCGTTGATGATGAACTCGGTGACGGCCGGGTTCAGCGTGAACTCGTCGATGTGTCCGGTCAGGATGAAGCGGTCAAACTCCCACTCGAACGCATGCTCGACGAAGATCACGTGATCCGGTGGCGTCATTTCCGCCGACGTGAACACGAACCACCGCAGGCGGGACTCGTCCCACTTCGCCGGCTTCCATCCGCGCGGGAGGACGGGCGGCTCGAGCCCGCCCTCCGGTGCGAAAGCCCCGTATCGCTCCACCTTGGCCTTGGCCGACTGGTAGTGAATCCAGTTTCCCGACCACGTCATATCGTCGCCGCCCTCGTCGCCGAAATCGATCACTCGTTCGGCGACAAGTTCAGACAACGCGTACGACCCTGGGCAGTTCAGGAACCGGTCGAGGCCACTGCAGCGGATACGGGGCTTATTCATGGGCTATTTTGATAGACGCCTCCAGTTCAGCGATACGTGCCTTGAGCTTCTTTACGCGGCTCGGTTCGGCCATCAGCGACTCTGGCCATCCAAGCGCGGCCTTGATCCGATTACCGCCCTGCGCGGCTTGGTCGCAGTCTTCGGCGGTCTTACCGTAGGTGACGCAGTGCGTTCGCTCGCCATCCCATGCCATCAGTATGACCTGACGGCATGAATACTTCGTGGCCACATTCTTGGCCGCCGCGATAGGAAGTCGCAATGGCATGGGGCTCAGGCGACGACGGTGAGCTTGGTGGCGAGGTTGAGCTTCCGGCCCTTGGGGCTGACGCGCTCCTCGTATGCGACGTCGACCAGCGACCCGGTGCTGGGAATGTCGGTCTTCTTGCCGTTCCAGAACGCCACGAAGCCCGACTGGAACGTCATCTCAAAGACCACGCCGTTGGCGGTGGGCCGCTCAAGCACTTCGATCAGCTCGTCGCGCTTTGTTGGCAATTCGGGCGGATCATCCAGGCCGAGGTCCGTCGCAGGCTCCGCCGCCGGCTTGGCGGGTGCCGCCGGTGCGGGGTTTTCGCCGGGGGCGGGCGTAGCAGCCGGGGGCTGCGCGGGCGGGGGCGTTGCAGCCTCCAAATCGGGGTTACTCGCTGGCGTCGGTTCAGCCGGCTTCTCGGGTGCGGGCGCAGGCGTGCTTTCTGCCGCCTTGCTGCGTGTGCGCCTGGGCTTCTCCTCGGCCTTCGGCGGCTCGGCCTTGGCTTCCTCTGCCGGAGGTGCGGGCGGCTCGGCGTCGACGACGGGGTCCTTCGCGGCAGCGATGGCCGCTGCGATGCCCTTGGTCGGCGGCTGGCGGACAACCGGATCCGGCATGACCTCCGGCGGCGCCTCCACGTCGATGACCTCTTCCTGCGTCGGCATGCCCATCGCGACGTCCGGCGCGTACATGCGCGAGAACCACGTGGCCGCGCGGTAGCGCAGCATCAGGTCGGGCATGGTCTTCCACTTCGAGCCAGCCTTGCCGAACCAGCCCTCGTCCTTGGCGATCTTGATCGAGACCGGAGCGGACTCCAGCACCGGAAGGTTTTTCTTGCGCGCCTCGGCCAGGGTGGCGCAGGCGGCGATTTCCTCGGAGCGATTGGCGGCGGACTTCTGGAACGCCCACGCGACGCACGTCTTGTCGTCGCCCTCGCCCGACACGTCGAAGCGAAGGGGCGTGAACCGGCCGCACGAATTGATCGAGCCGATCAGGAACGCTGCGCCGAAGGATGGCTTTCCGTGAATGATGTTGAGGTTCTGGATCACCATGAGCGGGCTGGCGCTCATGCGCTCGGCCATCTCCACGGCGATGATGCAGTTGGGGACGTTCTTTTGGAACGCGGCGGGAACCAGCTGGCTTTCGGCGAAGACCTTCGCGACGCGCTGGATCAGCTCGAACTTGCTCGGGTTGGAGAAGTAGGAGCCGGAATTTTCGTCTACGGGAACTATGGCTGTACTCATGTCGGTGGTTTAGTTGCGGGTGGCGGACGCCGGGGTGTTGAGCGCCGGGTCCATAAAGCGGTCGAGGTTGGCCACCTTGTAGTAGCGGTGGCCGTTGATGATGCGGGGCGTGAGCAGCTCGCGCAGAGGGAGCGTCGGGTCGTCCTGCCAGCGGCGGAGGCCCTTGCGGTCCTTAAGACCGAGGTACTTCGCGGCGGCGGTGTCGCCGTGGATGTAGCCGCGGGGGGTCATGGCTTAGGCGGAATGTACGGCCTGAACGGGCTTACTTACTGCTGCCATTCGTCGGGCGGCCTTCGCCCTGTCTTTTGCGTCGGCGTCAATGATCAGGCGTTCGACCAAGTTCGACAAAGACATGGTGCCTCGCTTCTTGGCAGTGTTTCGGCCCATGGCGATAATCCCAGAGGCCATGTACAAAGTAACCTTCCGGCCGTCCTTTTTTACACGGGGTCGTGACATGGGCGGAATTACGCACGGATAAAATAAGGCGTAAAGAAAAAACTTGAGCCCGTTCGGTTATGTACGTACAAAATACCTCTGATGGGGCGCCCAAGAAAAGGTGAAAACCTCCGTGAAAAAATCACGCTGACACTCGATCCAGAGGTCAAATCGATGGGCCGCGCATTGGCGCGTCGCCGCGGCTACGATAGCCTCTCCGACTTGGTCGAAAGGCTTATCCTTGCCGAAGAGTCTTCAGATTCAGACCTAGAGCAGATTCTTTCGGAGGAGGACTCGCGTCGAAGCGGCACGAGCTCGCGTAAAAAGCCGGCGTAGCACTTGTCGCACATGCACGCCAACGCGATTCGTAGCACGTCTGAATTGCACTTTGTCGCGCGCCGATGTATCCGAAAGTCAATTACCTTGCCGGAATCCACGCACGGTATTGCGTCACAAAAGCAGACTAATTAAGACAAAACCGTGAAGATCCTAATCATCCTCTTCGTTATCATTCCTGCTATCGTTGGCCTTGCACTCGATGCGCCATCTATTGGTAGTCGCATAGGGCGGGCTGTTGGCTACGCAGTAGTCGGCGGAATGGCACTCGCCTTGGTTGTCACCCTTTTCATGGGCGAGTCAGGCGGCTGGGGCGACGGCGGCTACGACGGTGGGCGTAACTCAGCGCGCTAAAATCTACGGCCGTAGGCCAAAGTACCGGTCGGCCTCTTCCTTCGTGCGGTAGTCGCGGTAGTGGCGGAACAGCATGTTCACGTCGCGGTGCCCCATGAGGAGCGCGACCTTGCCGGCGTTCTGGAAGTAGGCACACCCGAAGCTGGCGAAGCTGTGGCGGAAGGCGTTCTGCCCAAACTTGAAGTCGGACTTCGACGCCTTGCAGACCATGATGAGCTGCCACTTGTGCGCCTCGTAGCTCTTGGGCTGAACCGTCACAGGCCCCTCGCCTGCCTTGGCCGGCATCCAGTGCGTCAGCGCCTCCGGCCACCAGTCTATCACGCGCCGCTCGCTCGTCTTCGCCACCTGGGGCTCGATGTTCACCAGCGAGCCGAGTCGCACGTCCTTCCACTCCAACCGGGTCACTTCACTCGTGCGGATTCCTGTGAAGAGTTGCAGCGCCACTGCCGGCAGGATCTCCGGGAACTGTGCCTTGCAGACCTTCAGGATGTGCGCCGTGTCTTCGACGGTGAGAATGACTTTGCTCGGCAGAACCTTCTGCTCCTGAAACGCCGCGGTCGGATCTTCGCGGAGGAGTTTGAGGCGAATGCAGTCGCGGAAGAAAATGCGCGCGTGCCTCAGCACGTCGTTGGCCCCCCACTTCGACGTCATCGAGTCGATCAGCGCCTGCACGCTTGCCGGTCCGACAACGGCCAGCTTCTCGTTGCCCAGCCGCTCAGAGACAATCCCGAGGAAGTATCGCTTTTTCTCCATGTAGTCCGGCCTGCCGGTCGCCCGCGCCAGGTGCGCCGTGATCGCCTCACCGACGGTCATGGTAGGATCGGTGGTAGGGTTCCGCTCGAGGTAGAACCGGACCGCCTCAAGCAGTGGCACCCGGCCGAGGAGCTGGCGCGCGTAGCGATACTCGTCGCTCTCGCGCAGCGTCAGGTCCGACTTGCCGCCACGCAGATCCTTCGCCTTCGCCACAGCGTCGGCCTCGTTCTTGAACCAGTAGCTCTTGCCGCGGAAGTACACGCGCCACGGCGCCGACGGGTGGGACGGAGTGAACTTCGGCTTGAGTGTCAGCTGGCGAGGCATCGTCGGGAACTGTTCCCTGCACAGGAAGGAACAAGCAAAAGGGTGCAAAATGGTACAAATCTGTCAACCTAAGAAGGACACGCTTATTAAGCTAGCCTCGTAGCAGCAGCGATTTAGGAAAGAACTAGAGCAAAAGACTGTAACACCCCGCCTGTGGATAATTTGAGAGGCGAGGCAAAACGAGGAACAGTAAAGAGCAGTTAACCTTGACGGCGCATTTGATTAGGTAAAAACAAGGACCATGTCCCAGCTATCCCCCGGAGCAATCCAGATCGCCAAGACCGTCGCCCCTCGCCTACAGGAGGTGTTCGACACCTACATCATCGTCGGACTCGCCACCAACCCACAGACCGGAGAGGTCACGCGGCAGGTGCTGTTCGACACGTCCTGCCAAGACGAGGCCAAGCTCGCTGACATGAAGAAGATGGCGACCGTCAGCAAGGTATGGGCCTCGGGCAACCTCTGATGCGCGCCAAGAAACCCAAGCAGCCCCGCCCGCCTTCGACTGCGCCAAGTGCGTGGCGCATTCTTGCGTCCACGCCCCCGGCGATGATTCGCCTGATGGCGCGCCGCCGCATCCGCGGGAAGCACGTGCGTGCCGTCTCCTTTGAGGAGCTTGCCATTGCCAGCGGCATCGCGCCGCCGCGCCTGCGCGAGATCATCATGTCCACGAGTTGGGACGGCATCACGATCCCGGAGGCTGAGCGATTCATTGCGGCCTGCGGCTTCGACCCGCTCAACCCACAAGACCGAAACCGCAAGAAATCCTACGAACTGATATGTCAGAAGAGACCTCCGGAGAAACGGTTCATGTACCTGCGCAAGAGCCCGTGGTGGGAGAAGGAGTTTCTCCCCCTGATCCGACTCCTAACCTTGCCAAAAGCGTCCTAGAGCGGCTGCGGCCCATCACCATCACCAAGGCGGAGCTTGCCGCCCTGCTCGAAACCGATCGCACATGGAAGAGAATCCAAAGGGAAATCACCGAGGCCGAGACGAGGAAGCTGCCGACACCGGAGGAAGTGAAGAAAGCGTTTCAGGCGGCATCGAAGAGCTATGCGCGCTATTTGGCGATGGCCAACCAGCGGGTACACCGAGACCTCAAGCTGGAGATGCTCCAGAGCCAGTTGAAGCGGAGGGCGGTGGAAGTGGAGAGGATGGCGAGGGCGAGAAGGATTCACGAGATCAGGAGGCAGCTGGGGGCGAAGTGGCAGGTGGACCCAAGCCTCGCGGTCGGCGGGCCGGGCCGGAAGCCACGCTCCCGCCCATCACCCGAAACGATCTCATTCGAGCCCTGAAGGCCTCTGACGGAGACCTGAAACTGACAGCCGAAGTGCTCGGCACGACCGTCGCTCACGTGCGGATGCGCATTGCGAGGGACGACCAGCTGCGCGCCGTGTGGACCCGCGGCGTGGACGTAGGCCCGCCCGGATTGACGGAGGTCATCACCCGCCGCCCGCTCGCCTCTGTTGGGGACGAGACTGAAGACCGCGCCCTCGCCGACCAGATCCGCAAGCAGGACGTTGAGCTGATCCGGGGCGGGCTGGAGAAAGCCGGTATCAGCAAGGCCACTACGGAGCGGCTCCGCGCCTTCGATGAGTTCGCACCCAATGCCGGCCGGTTCCTTGCCGCCTCGCTGGACATGAGCCACAAGATGATGGTTCTCCTCAACGTCTCGCTGATGGAGGAGGCCGAGCACATCCGCACCGTGTACCTGCGCGACGAGACGCTTGACCACGAGCTGCGCATCGAGTGGCAGAAGTGCTACACCGACATCGTCGAGATCATAGGCAAGGGCTACGATCGCACTGTGTCCGGCGCCGGCATGCTGGCCAAGATCACCGCGGCCAGGGCCAAGGCGGCGCCTGGCAAGGAAGTGAAGAAGGTCGGGTTCACGCCCCTCACCAAATAATGCCGCGCCTACCCATCGACGCCGAGGCGCTGGATGCGCTTCACGAGGTCATCGAACCTCCGCCGCCGCCACCGAAGAAACCACGCAAGACGTCCGACGATGGCGGGTGGAGCCCGATGCTGGGGCCTGAGCAGCAGGAGATATTCGATTCGCCTGCAAAATTCATTCTTGCAGACGGCGAGAAGGGAAGCGGGAAAACCCATAGCCTTGGCCATAAGCTAGTTAGGCATGCTTACGAGAATGCGAACGCGCTTTGCTTGATCGGCGTTCGTGTTCGATCAATGGCCACGAAGGGCGGTGTTTGGGACAAGCTCGTGAACCAAATCCTCCCGACGTGGAGGGATGGCAATCGCGACCCCGACGGCAACCTACTCGATGATGGAATGGGCCTTGAGTACACCGACGTGAAGTACGACTCGCAGCACAACGAGTACCTCTGGATAGGCAACAGGCACGGCGGCTGGTCGCTTGTCGTTCTAATTTCCTGCCCGCATGCGACACAGCTACGCGACCGTATGCGCGGCTTCGAGCCGTCTTTTGTGCTTTGGGACGAACTGACCTCCTGCGACAGCCGCGAGTATCTCAACGCCGTCGCCATTCAGGTCGGTCGCCGGCCCGGCATCGAAGGCCCTCAGCAGTACACCGCCGCGTGCAACCCAGACAGCCCGAAGCACTGGGTTCATCAGGTATGGATGGTAGAGGCCTACGACGAGAAGGCTGACCGATGGGACCCCGACTATCACCGGGTCCACGTTCCGGTTTCCAGCAACAGGCACAACTTGCCCAAGGGCTACATCGAGGGCTTGGAGAAGCTCTACAAGCATGACCCCGTCGAAGCGGCGCGCATGCTCCGCGGCGAGTGGGTGGACAGGCCCAGCGGCACGTCGATCTTCAAGGACGTGTGGATTGCGATGCGCTACGTGAAGCCGGCGCTCGACAGCCCGGAATGGATTCTGCCGACCGTGGGCTACCCCATCATCATCGGGATGGACCCTGGCGCCGTCTACAACGCCTTCGTCATGCTCCAGCGATTGCCCATCGAGCAGCGCATGAAGTGGGTCGCCTTCGACGAAGTCGTCATCAACCGCCGCCGGATCAAGTACGAGGTGCTCATGCCCGTCGTGCTCCGCCGGCTGGCGTGGTGGCAGCAGCAGGTTGGCGGACGTTTTCAGAACGTATGGATCTCGGACAACTCGGCGTTCAACCAGTTCAAGGCGGGCTCGGGTTCCTTCGACGTGACGGAGCTTGAGGCCGCTGGCAACGCCGTAGTGGACGCGCTGAGCCTCCCGCGCATTGAAGTAAGGCCTGCGCCAAAGTTTGCCGGCTCCGTGCCGCTTCGCACGCGGCTCCTCATGGATGCCATCAGTGCCGGCGACTTTTGGGTGTCGGCGGGATGCACGAAGATCCAGGCGATGCTGAACCTCCTCGAATCGAAGGAGCAAAAGCCCGGCGAGGCATTCGACCCGGACCTCGCGCTGACTCCCGTGCGCAGCGACCACCTGCACGTTTTCGACGCGCTCACCTACCCGATCATCACCAATGCGATGATGCCCCACCTGCTCGCGCCCATTGAAGAGGGGACGCAGGAACTCATCCGCATCCGAGGTTGACACTCTATTTTGTTACCTCAAAACAGAGCTTACACGCTTCCCACCAATGTCCCAACGACTCTCCATCGACCTGAAGAAAAACCCCGAGGTGGCCGAACTGATCTCCGACATGGAGCCCGGCGCCAAGGTCAACCTCACGACGGCGATCTACTCGAAGGACGAGCAGACGCTGGTCCTTGAACTCGAAGAGGCCGAGGCCGGCACCGAAGCCGCCGATGACCTCGAATCGAACGACGACAACGCTGACGACGGGATGCCCAATCTCGGCGGCGATGACGACGAAGAATAAGGTTTGGAAACCGGTCTTCCAGAACAGGCCATCGAAGTTCAAGACGCCCGCTTCCGTCCTGTTCGACCTACACTATGCGAAGCTCGGTATCATCGCTCGCTGGGACTACGACCGATACTGCCGGCTCGCTCGCTTCCTCAATCTCACGTCCTCCGAGTTGGCGTCGCTCATCTGCCTGCCGCACTCGTACCTCAACCAGTCGTCATTCCCTACGACGAACCGGCTCCCCGGACCGGCCTGCCTGCTTCTGACGCTCCTTGAGGCCGAGGTAATGCGGCCCTTCACGAACGACATCATTCCGAACCCGATCCCCAAACATGGTCCATCGCCTTCTCCTCAAGAAGTACAAGCTCGAGCCCCAGGATCTCCGGGCGATCTTCACGTGCAAGGACGAGACCGACCCGAAGGGGAAGGCGAGGAAGGCGATTCAGTGCAGCGTGATGGACCTGGTGGAGGACGGGATGCGTCGCAGCCTGCGCCACGCAGCGAAGTATCAGGCGGTGGACATGGCGATGGATGGGCGACCGATCCAGCCGGAGACGATTCCGCTTTTGATGTGGGCGGAGGGGAAGCTGAAGATCGAGGGGCTTTGCCAGCAGCTCACCGGGATGGGTAAGGAGGCACTGGAGAAGTACGTCGTCCAAAAGCCGGGCGAAAAGCCTGGAGACGACAACCGGCTGTCGGTCAACCTGCCGAAGCTCCAAGACACGCCGATCAATCTGATTCGCGCCAACGTCACGCGGCGCGTGGCGGCGCAGACCGCCCGATTCTCCAACCTGTGGCCGTTCCTCTCCTACGCCCCCCGCGGTACGGACGACGTGGCAAAGCTCCGCGGCGATGCGCTCTCCCAGCGCGTGGACGTGATGGCCAACCAGTACAACCACCGGCACTTCTTTGCGCAGACCTACCGGCACCAGTTCATGTACTCGCGGAGCATCGTGTTCCCGCGGTGCGGATGGGATGTTCAGACCGGCTGGCGCCCGAAGAGCGTGAACCTCGAATCCGAGGAGATCGAGACCGAGAGCTACATCGTGCGCGAGGGTATCGACTTCGTTGCGCCCCACCCCACCCGGACCTTCTGGGATAACTCCGCCCCCCTACCCAACATCAACACCGACACCGGCCCGCGCTGGATTGGTTACTGGGACATCGTCCGCTTTGGCGACCTCCTTGATGGTGACTACTACAACCTCGATGCCGTCTCCATGGGGGACAGCATGCACGGTCTGTTCGAGCAGTACGGCTCGTACTTCAACTACTACTTCGACCCGAAGATCCTCAGCTGGCCTGAGCTTTCTCAGAATCCGGCCGGCGAGAACGACCGTCGCAACCAGATCGGCATCTACAACGAACGCAACCGGAGCAACGGCTGTGTGGTGGGTCAGGTCTTCAAGAAGATCAACTTCAAGAAGCTCGGGGTCTCGGAGTTGAATCAAGACGTGTGGGTCCGCCTCACGATTGCCGGCGACCACACAATCATTGGCGCCGAGGTGATGCCTTCGCTGCCGGCCTGCTACGGTGGGTACAACGAGAACGACGATCGCGAGGTCAGCGCCTCGATGGCGATGGAGCTGATGCCGTTCCAAGACCAGCTCTCGAATCTCATGACCCAGTTGATGATGGTCCTCAAGGCGGGCCTCATGCAGATTTGGGCAGTGGACAAGGATGCCCTTGAGCCGAGCATGCAGGCGGAGATCAAGAAGGCTGCGGAGCGCGGCAGCATCTACACCGACCCCATGGTGCTCCTCTACTCAGGCGCCAAGATGCGCCAGCTTGGGCTGAACTCGCCGAACCAAGGGGCAAACGCCGTCATCACTTTCATCCAGGCCGACATGCGGGCGAAGCTCATGGAGATCTACGATGCCATGGCGCGCGTGGTCTCCTTCGCCGACCGCATCGTTGCGATGAGCCCCAACGAAGCGGGCCAGCCGATCGAGAAGACCGTCGCCGCCCGCGAGGTGGCCGAGATTGCGACGACGACCAATGCGATCCAGTCCTTCGTCTCCGACGGCATCGACGAACAGCGCGCCGCGGTGCGCCGACTGCTCTACGAGTCGCTTATTTGCTGTTCGACTCAGGCCTTCCGCGTACCTGTCACCCACCGCTACACGAAGGGCACGATCCGCAAGGCTGGCTTCAAGTTCCTCGACGAGGAGGCCTACCGCGACCGGCCTGACAGCGACATCATCCCGATCAAGACGACCGTCATTGGCGATGTATCTCAGCTCCAGTACGACTACACCTTTGAGTCGCGCGACGGTTCGGAGCGTGCGACCAACGTGCAGGGCGCCGAGGCCCTATCGAAGCTGCTCGGCATGATCCTGCAAATCGAGCCGGTGGCCAAGAAGCTCGGAGCCCGCCGCCTGTTCGACATGGTCAACGAACTGGCCCGCATGGCCGGTGCGACGGACCTGAATCTCGAACTGGAGGACGGCGAGGAGGAGTCCATCGGGGGAGCGGGCGACGTGGAACAGCGCCTTGCCCAGATCGAGGCCGCGCTTTCGCAGATGATGGGTCAGGCCCAGCCGCCTCCCCCGGTTCCAGGCGAGGCCCTGCCTCCCGGCCCGCCGCCGGCCGCACTTCCCGTTGGCGCTGCGCCGCCCGAACTTGGCGAGCCGCAAGCCGCGTAACCTTTCGACATGAGTACTCCCACCGACACGCCGCCGGCCGCGCCGGCAACTCCTGCCACGCCGCCCACGGGCGACGCGGCGCTCGATCCCAGCCTCAAGCTCCTCTTCGGCATTGTCGAAGAAGGCGCGCCCGCGGAGGACACTCCGCCGCCCGTGGACGAGAACGACCGCCCGCGGTCGATCCACGAGGCACTCGACGCGCCCGAGGAGCCCGCCGCCACGCCGCCCGCCGAGGGGGCCAAGCCGACCGAGGAGAAGCCGGCACCCGCGCCGGCCGCGCCCACTCCCGAACCGGAGCCGGTGAAGCCGATCCGTGCGAAGAAGAAGGAGATCCCTCCCGCGCCAACCGCGGAGGAGCCCAAGCCGGCCCCGGCACCTGCTGCGACGCCGCCCCCTGCGCCCATCGACGAGTCGGAGCTTCTCCCCGAGGAGAAGGCCCAGCTCGAACTCGCCCGCATTGGCGAGCGCACCAACCCCGAGAAGTACGCCGGCCGCTCTGCCAAGCTCCTGAAGTTCTTCAAGGAGCACAACGACTACCTCGCCGCGGCGAAGCGCAAAGACCCGAACGTCCGCTTCGACGACACGAACGAGGAGTACCAGGACTGGCTCGCGGCCAACGCGGTGCGGTTCAACCCCCTCGAAGCCGACGAACTCAAGACCGCCAAGATCCGCGAGGAGATTCGCCGCGAGACCGACGAGCAGATCAAGTCAGCGCACGACGAGATCTACCGCATCAAAGAGGAGCCCGTCATCAAGCAGAAGGCCGACAAGCTCTTTGGCGAACTCCTGCATGCCGGCCTGAGCGACGACATGAAGGCTGCCTTCGCGGAGGCCGAGAAAGCCAAGCCCGGCAGCGGCATGGCGAAGCTCCGCGAGGACTACGCCTTCGAGGTCGAGGTGTCGCAGAAGGTGTTCGCTACGGCGGCAAACGACATGGAGGAGTTCATGCGGCTGACGACCATCAACCCCAAGACCGGCCGGGCCATCGCCGCCTTCGACGAGAAGAATCCGACGCACAGCCGGATCAGCCAGTTCATCAACCAGACCTGCGACGAGTTCGAGCAGTCCGGGGGCGCGGCTCGCATGAAGGAGGGGAAGCGGTTCGCCACTCGCAGCGTGTACTTCCGCCTTCCGGTTGCAGAGCGGTCGAAGTACTGGACCTTCACGAATCAGGAGATCATCGAGCGGGCAAAGGAAACTGCCGTGAAGGCGACCCGCGACTACATCGCGCAGGAGCAGGCCCGGCTGGAGAAGGCCGGCTTTAAGCGCACGCCGAAGGCGCCAGCCGTCACTCCCGCGGCCACCCCGCCGGCTGCGGCTCCCGTGACCCCGCCGGCCGCATCGGCTCCGCCCGCGCCCCGCCCGTCGCCGATCCCGGCCTCCGGCGGTAGCGAGGGCGCCGAGCGCCCGTCCCTTGCACGTCGGCTCCTCCTAGGCGAAGAGTGATGGACCGCATCCCCTCCATCACCCAGCAGGTGCGGGCGGACTTCATCCGGCATTCGTGGGCCAAGGGCAGGGCCTACAACAGCGGGATGATTCGCCTTGGTGAATCCACCATCCTAACGACCCGGCACTTCAACCCCACAAAGGGCCGGTGCGAGATCGTCCTGTGTGTCTTGAACGGGCGCGACTCGAAGCGGATCAAGGTGATGAACCTGCCTGCGCCACTCGGTCATGAGCAGTTTGAGGACGCACGACTCTTCATGCACGGCGACAAGGTGATGATGGCCTACACCGAAGGCCACTACACCCGGCAGCCCTATGTTTCCGTGCAGAAGCTCGTGCAACTCGACGAAGAACTCGACGTGGAGCGTGTCATCGACATCCGCTACGGCCGCAACTTCGACAAGTCCGAGAAGAACTGGCAGTTCTTCTCGAAGGACGGCCGCCTGTTCTTCGTGTACCGCATCTCGCCGCATGTCGTGGTTGAGATCGACGACGATGGCAACGTGGTGAATGAGTGGAAGGGCAAGCAGCAAATTCACTGGCCGGAGGGCGAGATGCGTGGCGGCACACCGCCCATGGCCATGAGCGATGCCTTCATCAGCTTCTTCCACTCGCACGTTCCCCACCCTGAGCGCATCCGCCGGTACAACTTCGGGGCCTACTCCTTCGCACTCGAGCCGCCGTTCGACATAGTGGGCATCACCGAACCGATCGCGCGAGCCAGCGGCAACGACCCGGAGCAGCCGAACCCGTCGGTGCCACACTGGATGCCCTACGTGGTGTTCCCCGTTGGCCACGTCCTGCTTGATGGCACGCACCTTGTCACCGTGGGCATCAACGACAGCTACGATGCCTTGGTTCGCATCAAGGACAGCGAGCTTGAGTTCAAGGGCGTGGCTGCGTTCACCACGCCGCGCGCCCGCTACTTCAAGACAACCAACGCCACGCGGCCTATCCGCACGGGTGTCGGCAGGTATCTTGAGTGGCAGCACACCAAAGGCCCGCGATCGATCTTGCTGGGCAATCTTCCGGGCGTCGTCGAAGTGACGGACCCGGCCACCGTTGAACTTGTCGCCAGCCGGCCTGGCGTAACGGAGATCCACAAGGATGAGTACCTGCGACTACTCGGCTGACTCCTACACCCGCGACCACATGGAGCGGTTCCGCGTCAGCCTCGAATGGCTGGCCACGCTGGACCGCAGCAAGCCGCTGCGCGTGCTGGAGCTTGGCGGGCACGGCGCATTCACCCCGCTCTACCGCAGCCGGTTTCCGGAGGACGAGCTGCATGCCACGACGTGCGACCTGCGCAGGGGCGAGGCGATCATGTTCGAGGCGGGTCGGCTGCAACACTTCGACTTGGTTCTCTGCATGGAGGTGCTGGAGCACGTCAATGACGTCGATCCGCCAAATGGCCTCATCGCCACCGAGTGGCGAGGTACGGGCGCGGACTCCATGCTACGGGCCACGATCAATCTCCTCCGCCCCGGCGGGAAGCTGTTCCTGACGACGCCGAATGCAGTGAGTATCACCGTCATGCACCATGCCATGCGGCTTGTCCCACCCATGCTCTACCGGCCGCACGTCCGGGAATATGCGCCGTACGAACTGGACGACCTGCTGCGCTCGGCCGGATTCGTGATCGATAGGCGCGAGACGCTCGACGTGTGGCGCAATGCCATCACGGATACCCAGCACTCCCGCATCGTGCGATTCCTTGAGGCATCAGGCTACCCCACTACGCTGCGCGGCGAGGATCTTTTCGTGGTGGCCAAGCGGCCCGAAGCGGCGCGAAAGTGATTTGAGGAATGTCAAAACAAAGCCGTTTTTGGCGATTTTGAAAAAAACCTAGGCATTTTCGGGGTTGGCGAGAAATGCGCGGAGCCGGGTGTGTAACCTCGGGTTGCAAGTAACTGCAACCCAATACACCCATGGCACTCGTTGTTAACTGTCTCCCGCGCGTAGTCAAAGTTGACTCGTCCTGCGGATGCACCCTCACCGCCACGTCGATCAAGGGGCTTACCCCTGGGGAGATGGAGGCGCTTTCCAACAAGGAAATCGATCTGGCCCGCGTCATCATGAATGCTGCCGAAGCCAAGGTGCTCGGCGTTCAGGAATCCGGCTTCGCGACTTTCCTCCGCTCGAACATCACCAACATCAAGTCCGCGCTCGGCACGCAGAAGATCGGCGAGCAGTCGATCATCCTGCCGTACATCCAGCGTCCGCAGCGTTCGCACGTGAATGCGAACTACTTCGGCATCGAGGCCGGCACGGTCAATCCCTATGCGGGCACGACCAACGGCGGCATCGCCTACCCGGCGTCCGCGTGGGATCTGACGCTCAACCTAGGCAACTCGTGGCTGAAGACAGACCTCGAAAACATCGAGCGGCACTTCCTGCCGGGCAACACCCTGATCGTCCTCACGTGGGACGACAGCTCCGCCAAGAACGCGAAGACCCTCGTCTTCAAGATCGTCACTGCCATCAACGCGGATTCCGGCGGCGTCTCCAAGGCGATCGTCACCGTCGAGCCCAACGTCGCGCCCAGCACGTGGGCCGGCTATAACTCCGGCGAGAAGGCTGCCTACCAGCCGACCTTCGGCGTGGCCCAGACCGGTGCCAACTCAGTCTCCGACCGCGAGTCGTGGTGCTACAACCCGCCGGTCAACCTGAGCAAGAAGATCATCGTGAACTGGCTCCAGACGACCCGGTTCTCCCGCTGCATCGACGAGCAGTACAAGAAGATCCTGGACGCGATCATGACCGGCAAGATCAACGCGTTCATGCAGGGCTTCCAGTACAACAACATCGCCGAGCAGAACAAGCAAATGACGATGTTTGAGGAGAACGCCTGGATGAACTCGGTGTTCTACGGCCAGCGGATCTCGGACAAGCAGACCGTCGAAGGCTACCAAGACCTCGACGCCATCGGCGACGTCCTCGCCCCGAACTGCCCGCTCGAGTACAAGGCGAACGCCCTCGGCTTCTTCACCATCCTGTCGGATTGCCAGCGCGTCATCGACATGAACGGTGCGCCGCTCGACCTCGACTACATCTTCGAGCAGCTGTACTACCTCAAGCGGTACCGCGAGGCCGACGGCGACAAGATCTCCGTCATCGACTCCCTGACCGACCGCTGGACGGCCGGCAAGATCGACGACGTCATGGCGAAGTACTACAAGGATCGGAAGGGCTGGGACACCATCCGCTACGCCAAGATCGGCGAGAAGATCACCCACGACGGCGTGGTGCTCTTCAACTACAACATGTACGACATCCCGGATGCGGGCGTGCAGTGGGCGGTCTTCCACGACTCGTTCTTCGACGATCACGTGTCGGCATTCAACACGACCGTCGGCGGCGAAGACTTCCGCTCCCGCGGTCGCATGCTGTGGTTCCTCGACTTCTCCGACATGAAGATCGGCGTGGCCGGTACGAAGTCGGTGAAGCGCACGGACCCGGACGCCAAGACCCGCAGCGAGTACAAGTGCGTCATCACGCCGAACGTGCAGGAGTACAACCTGCGCTCGACGAAGTGGACGCCGATGCTCGACCGGCCGCACCGCCACCTGATCATCTACAACTTCTCGGGCGAGTGCCCGAACATCAGCGCGCTGGGCTGCACTGTCCCGAACCCGGCCAGCTAAGCTTGAGGGCTACCTGATCCCGACGTGATGAGGTACTTCAAGACCACCAACGCCAGCCGCCAGTACAAGACTGGCGGGCTGGTGTTTACTTTCGAGCCCGTTGCTAACGTCGGTGGCTCGTGGCTTGGGGTGCTCGCAGTGGGGGAACCTGCTGCGAGCACCCTGGCTGCGGCCGGCATCCCGCAGGTCAGCGAGATCACCTCCTCCGAGTACGAGGAGGCAAAAAAAAAATCCGAGGAAGGAAGTCAGTTCCTTCGCACCCTCGCCGCGCAACAGCCAGCCGTCTCCTCCGCCCCGGGCAGCAATTGCCGATCGTGCGGGACGCACCCTTACTCCGCAACAAGTCGCCGACGCTAAGAAGCCGGCCGAGCCCGCGGCACCTGAATCCGTAGCAATCCGCACCACACGACAGGCTCCGCCTGTTGAACTGGCCGAAGAATCACCGAAGCGCAGATGACCTGGTCCCAATTCAAGGCACTCGTCCGTGAGTTCCTGCCCGTCGATGCGGAGCGGGAGGGCGCGCAGACGTTTATCGACCGGCTGATCGAGGCGGCGCTCACGAGCATTCAGGAGCTTGTGCCGTACTACCGCGAGGGACTGGAGGCGATCTACCAGCAGAGCGACCTCGTGGTTGAAGGGCTGGCATCCCGCGGCACGCTTCCCGACCGCGCCCGTCCGCGCGAGGCCTACATCGCTTCGCTCGACGCCGATGGAAACGAGACCGGACGGACGGATCTCGCCTCAGTGTCTTTTGCCGACCGCTACTCCCTGATCCGCGGGGGGCGGGAGAACGGCGCCATTGCCATCGCAGGATGGGGCGGGATCTTCTACGTGTCGCCCTACGTGCAGGCCGACCGCCGCTTGGTCATCGTGTGGGACGGAATCAAAAGCACCTTCGCCGACGGCGACGGCTTGCCGAAGTTTGGCCTGCGCGAGGCCGAGGCGATCGCCCTGTACGTGAAATCGGAGTTGGCCCGCCGCTCTGACAACGATCTCCAGTCGTGGCAGACGTACGAGCGCGACTGGCTCACCAAGCGCCAAGGCCTGTACCTGGGCGCAAAGGAAATGACGGAGGTAACCCGATGAGCACACCCACCGCACCAACCAGCAATCCCATTGGGGCCACCACGTTCCCGGCCAACGGCGGCGGCTTCGGTCCCACCATCGAGTGGGGCATGGGCGACACCGAGCCAATCATTTTCCAGATCCTCGACGACGCCAGTGATCCCGTGGACATCACCGGCTATGACGTGTGGTTCACAGTGAAGGAAATCCTTTCCGGCGGTGCGCTGATTGCGAAGCGACTCTCCACGGCGAACGGCATCGAGTTGACCGCGCCTGCCATCGGCATCGGCCACATCCTGCTTGAGGAGGCCGACACCCGGAAGCTCGAGCCCGGCCGGCGCTACTTCTTCGACATCCAAGTCCAGCGGCCGACCGGCTACATCCAGACGATCTACCGCGGATTCTTCGTTGTCATCCCGGAGGTCACCCCGTAATTGAGGTTACACCATGAGCGTCGTCCTCGGAGAACCGCAGTTCATCGCCCCGTCCGTCATGGCGGCGCCGCGGCTGACTGTGCGCCTTTCGTGGAGTCCGCTGAGGGCGGAGATCTCGTGGCGCAAGCCCAAGGTGATCTTTGGAACAGTGGGCCAGGTTATCCCTGCGCCCGAGGCATTCACGCTTGTCGGTGGCGAGTCACTGACCCTCGTCGGCGGGGAGCCGATTGAGACCACGCCCTACACCCCGATCTACTGATGGCCAAGACATTCCCGGAACTGAATGCTGAGACCACGCCGGTCGATACGGACGAGGTGGTCCTCGTGCGCGGCGACCAGATTGGCGCCGAGCGCCGGCTGGTGTTGTCGGTGCTCAAGGCTTTCGTGAAGGAGGGCCTTTCTCAGAGCGACGTGTCGGGGCTGGTGGCTGCGCTGGCTGCCAAGCTCGAACTTTCCGACATCGACACCAAGGCCAAGATCGAGGCAATCATTGGCGAGTCGCTGGACGGCGGGACCCCCGACGACGGAAGCGTGACGAATGCCAAAGTCGCCGCCGACGCCGCCATCGCGCAGTCGAAGGTGGCGAACCTGGTGGCGGACCTTGCAGCGAAGGAAACGCCCACGGGTGCGCAGGCCAAGGCGGACGCGGCGCAAGCAGCAGCGGTGCAACGCGCGAACCACACAGGCGCCCCCGTGATCGCCGAGACCGTCGTGTCCGGCACGGAAGTCGATGTCACGCAGCCACGTTCCGCGAAGTCGATCAGCGCGCCCGCGACACTCACTTTCAGCGCGACGACTACTGGCATCGAGTTCGTTCTGGTCCTACGCAACACCGACAGCGAGGACCACACCGTCACGCTGCCGAGCGCGTACAGCGAGGCGCGCGGCGGCAACATCACCCAGTACGTGGTGCCGGCGGGTGATTCGCTTACGCTTGGCTTTCGTCGCGAGGCGAGCCGTTGGGCGGTGCTTGGCGATCCGGTGAGCGACGCGCCTCCCGAGATGGAGGATTCCGACGTAACGACCGGGACCAGCACGACCCACAAGACGCCTTCAGCAGCCCAGCTTAAGCTGGCCGTCGAGACGCATGAGACTCCGAACCCGGAGAACATGACCGACGGCGAGGTCACTGCGGGCACGAGTACAACGCCCAAGGTGCCGACGCCCGCGCAGCTCAAGCTGGCGGCGGAGACGCACGCGAACGCTGCGGCGGTTCCGGATGGTTCTTACATTCTCTGGGAGACCGCGAACCTCGGAAGCCTTCCCGCCAGCTTCTACGTCGCCGACGGCACCGAGGGCACGGAAGATCTGTCCGCAGAAGCGCCGACCGGCCTGACGTGGGTCAAGCGCACGGCGGGTCTTGCGCCAACGGTAGTGAGTGCGGAAATCCTCGCGGACGGCGAGACGCTGGAGGTCGTGTTTAGCAAGGCCGTCACAGGCGACGGAAGCGGGTTCACGCTTACGCCGAGCGGCGGGGCTGCGGGGCTGACCTACGTGTCGGGTGACGAGACCTCTACGTGGACCTTCAGCATTGGGCGCGTAATCACCGAGGTCGAGACGGCAACGCTTGCATACGACTCAGGGGTTGGTGATGCAGCGGCAGTCGACAACTCACTCGCGCTCGCGACCTTCACTGGTGGGGCTGTTACGAACAGCTCTGAGCAGGCGGATGGGGCAACGCTCAAGGACACCATCACCGGAGACGTTAACGACAACCAATGCTTTAATGCGTCGGGTCGCGAATACATCTCGACGGCATGGATCGCGGGTTCGTCGTACACGCTTACGCGGGCCGATCTCTTCCTGAGACGAAACAATCTCAATACCGGCCTTATCACTTTGCGGCTGCACGCAGATGATGGCACGGGCAAGCCCGGAACCGTGCTCGCTACATCCACCACGTCGCTAGATAGCGCGACACTGGCAAGCTCCAACGCTTACTACCAATTCGAGTTTGCTGGGTATGCACTTACAATCGGGGTGAAGTATCACCTGTCTGTGTATAAAGAGGGCATCATCAACGGCGGGAACTACGTCCAATGGCGCGGCGAGTGGGCAAACGGACAGGGGGTTTCCCGATCCAGCGACGGTTCAACGTGGACGATTAGCGGCGCTGCCTACAAGGGGGCATTCAATACATACGGCACGTAATGCCCACCATCGTTGCAGATTCGACAGACCGAGACGACTTCGTCGCAGCGCTCAATGCGTGCGCAGACGGCGATACTTTGTCCGTGCCGGCTGGGGACTCTACGTGGTCATCCGGGGTAACAATCAGCAAACCTATCCACATTCAAGGGGCCGGGGTAGGTCAGACGATCATTCGACACACCGGCACCGGAATTCTTGCGTGGTCGAATAACATCACGACCTCGATTGACGGATTCGAGTTTTTCTTGGACCACGTCAACAATAGCGCGTTTGTGCTGACCCTTCGGGGTCGGGAAAATAAAGTATCAAACTGCAAGTTCACTGGAGTGTCGCGCAAGCTCGTCGCCGTGCGGGCCACCGGAGGTACGAATAACCCGCACCCTACCGGAGTTGTATGGAATTGCACCTTTATCAGCATGAGGGTTATCATGCAGGGGGACCTTGCATCGTCCACAACGCAGGCCTTTGGGAGACGTATTTGGGCGGACCTAGATGAGGTGGTCGGCTTCGGTCTTTCAAATACTATGTTCTTTGAGGACTGCGTATTTGATACCGCTGGAACCAAGGGCAACATCACTGACGCTGAGTTTGGCGGGCGTTACGTCATTCGCTACTGCGACATTACGGGCGGAAGCATTTACAACCACGGCATTACCAGTAACGGGGAGCGTGGAACCCGGCTTGTCGAGGCCTACAACAACACCTTGCACTACGAGGGGAATGATGCGCAGGACCCGCCTATCCGCCTGCGCGGAGGTGCTGCTGTCATCTGGGGCAACACCGTTACGGGCGGGTGGACCAACTGGACTCCCGCGACGGTGTTCATCGATAACGAACTTTTGCGCTACGGTGATAACATCGGCGACGGCAATGAGCCCCTCCCGAACGGTACAGGCACGCACAGCGCGGGGACGTCGGGAACGGTGCTTACCGACTCCAGTAAGGCGTGGACACCGGGCGCGTTCGTAAACTTCACGGTCTATAATCTGACCGACGGAAGCCTCGGTCGGATCACGGCGAACACCGAGACAACAGTGACCGTCGCGTCGCTGTCCGGCGGTGCAGAGAACCAGTGGGAGAGCGGTGATTCATACAAGATCACCAACGGCTATCCGCTGCGCGACATGCCCGGTCGTGGAAAGGACAGCGAGTTTTGGGTGTGGGACCAGCCGGGACCCGCGCAAGAACTTGACCCGATTTATGAGTGGGACAACACCCGCGATGGGGTGCCGATTTCCGGCATCGTGCTTGGCAATAATGGGGGTGGGTGGATTCAGGAGGGGCGCGACGTAATCAGCGGAACTCCCAAGCCCGGCTACGCGCCCTACACGTACCCACATCCTCTGCGCGGGTCACCTGTCGCGCCAACCATCATCAGCGACCCATCGAGCGCCACCCGCACGGTAGGCCAGTCCGTTACCTTCTCCGTCACCGCGAGCGGAAACCCGGCCCCGACCTACCAATGGCGCAAGGCTGGCGTGCCCATCAGCGGGGCAACGTCGTCGAGCTACACTATCCCGAGCGTCCAAGAGTCCGACGCCGCGGACTATGATTGCGTTGTCACCAACTCCGAGGGCAGCGACACGAGCGCCGTTGCGACGCTCACAGTCAACGACCCGACGCCACCCCCTACAGCCCCATCCGGCCGCCGCAGGCGCGGGGCCAAACTGCTGACGATGATCCGATGAGCGCCGACACGAAACAAACCCTCCGTGACCGGCGCAACATGCAGCGCGCCGCCCGCCGGCTGGCGAAGAAACTTAAGCAAAGCCCGCAGCTCGGAAGCCGCTATACGCACCCAACGCGATGAGCAAGCCAGACAAGAATTTCATCAGCATCGTACCCGACGGCGACCTCGTCGTCTGCAACGGCTTCGTGCTCGGCGAGGAGCCTGTTGAGGTGGCGCCGGGGGTGATGGCCCGGATGGCGCCCGACGAACACGGGATGCGGCACGTCTATCTGCCCGCGCTCATCCCGCCCGACGGTACTTCCGACACACTCAAGATCACCGGCAAGATCCGCAACCTTCACGTCCACACGCCGCGCATCCACGGCAGCGGTGAGGACTGCGGCGATTTCAATGACGGCGTCGAAAACATCACCGTTGGCGACCCGGATACGATCTGGGTGCCCAACGGCAAGCATCTCGCGACGATCAAGACCGCAAAGGACATCACCCTCAACGGCATCCAGGTCGGCCACGGTCGCGAGGTGGACGTGGACCTCGGCAACCACTCCGACCAGTCGCAGGCCCGCACCGAGGGCGTCTTCATCAACCTGCGCACGGACGACCAGACGGCCATCACTTGGCGGCGGCTCAATGCTACCACGCCCCGGCTCCGCCAAGGCCAGCGGTTCAAGCGCAAGCACTACCTGCCGGGCTCGCTGCGCAGGATCTTCGCCGCGGTGTACGCGTGGCTGAAGAAGATCGGCCTGCCGATTTGCCTCATGCTCGGCGCCGCCGGTTGCTCGTCGCTCCGCAAGCCAGACCTGCCCTACCACGTGCCGGCGGCCCCGGCCAAGCTGACCGAGGCCAAGACGCCGAAGCAATCCCCCGTATCCATCATCCACGTACGCCCGGAGGCCCGCCGTGTTCACCCCTGAAATCATCACCATGCTCGGCGGGTCGCTCCTCGGCGGCCTGCTCAAACTCTGGAAGGCGCGGATGGAGAACCGCCGCCACGAACTCGACCTCCTCGCCGCAAAGGTCGGCGTCATGGATGCCTCCTCCGACGCTGCCGACAAGCGCGGGGGCACCGGAGGCCCGCTTGCCCGGCGCGCCATGGTGGTGGTCGTGCTCTTCACCGTCTTCCTCGCGCCCTTCATTCTCGCGGCCTGGTTCCCCGAGGTGCCGATCTTCTACGCCTACTCCGAGGCCAAGGGCGGCTTCTGGTTCTTTGGCTCGTCTCTCGACCAGCTCAAGTTCGTCCGCCTCGACGGCTTCGTCCTCCTCCCTATCCACACGCAAATGGCCTCCGCCATCGCCGGCTTCTACTTCGGCGCGGGCGTGGCGAAGTGACCTTCCATGACCGCACCTTCCAAAGAATCCGTGTCCCGCTGGCTACCGACCGTCGTCGCGCTTATCGCTATCGTCGGGAACATCCTTCACTTCGGCGCCCGCGAGGGCCGCATGGAGCAGCGCGTAAACGCGCTGGAAGAGGCCAAGCGCGAGCAGGCCGCCCGCCTCGAAACGCTCGTGCCTCGCATCGAGTACGCAGCAGCGCAGGGCTACACGGGCCAGCAGATCACCCGCGTGGAGAAGGCCGTGGCGGAGGTCAGCGCCAAGCTCGACCGGCTCATTGAGCGGACCGCCCGCTGACCTTGACCCCGCGTGTCACCCCTGCTTTGAGGTTACCATGCCCATCGACGAACAATTCATCACCGCCCGCCGCGCCCAGCTCGAATCCGAAAAGCGCAACCACCTCGCCCAGGCCAACGCCTGCGCCGGAGCCATCGCCCTGCTCGACGAATTGCAGGCCACCATGCGCAAGGAGATCGAGGCTGCGAAGGGCGACGACCTGAAGCGGCCGGACCCTGCCGCATCAGTGAGCAAGGAAGACCCGAAGGCCTGACGCCTGTGACCACTCCATGCCACAGCGACCCAACACCTATGACCTCAAGGTCGCTGACGGCGGCCAGCTAGCCACCGTTCCCTCGCTGGAGAACGCAGGTGATGCTGCCTACATTGTTAAGGAGAACTGGCGCAGGTACGAACAAGATCAGGAAGGCCTGCGCGAGGGCGACCTGCTTTTCCGCCCCAATGCAGACCTGCCGCAGGGAACGCAGGCACTCGACGTAGCATCGGAGATAACGCTCATCGCTGAGGTTGTCCGCCCCAACGGAGACCGAAGCGTCATCGCTGCGACCAAGACCCACGTTTACCGCTACGTCTACTCGTCGGCTACGTGGCAGACCATTGGGTCAGGCTACTCGACCGCTGGACGCCCGTGGCAGGTGGCCTCGCTCAACGGGTACCTTGTCTTCAACAACGCGGTGGACCTTCCCTTCACCTTCCGCCACGAGGACTCGGCCGTCGTACCCATCTACGCACTGCGCGAGGCAGGCGTAGCCTCCGTCGGATTCATATACGAGTTCAACAGCTTCCTGCACTGCTTTGACATCACGGAGATCATCGAGGACGAGTTGGCCGACATACTCAACGGAGGCACCCCTTACGGGCTGGTTGCCTCGAACCTGACGAACCGGATCACGTACAAGAATATCTGGTCCGAGTTCGGCGACCCGCGCCGGTGGGCCGTGCAGATCCCGGCAACGATCACCGCCGCCGGCATGGAGGCTACGTTGGACTACGCCGTGTCCGCGGAAACGCTTTCCGTCGGCGCCAAGATCGCCATCATCGGAGCCGGCCTCAACGGCGGAACCATCGGCGGGCAGATCGGCATCGAGGACGGGGCACCCGTCACCGACATCGACGGGCTCGATGTCACGTGGTCAACGACCGGCTCGGACCCGGCGCTTACCTACCCGCTCCGCGTCGTCATCACCCAGTTCCGCGACCTGTCCTCCCTCTCCGGTGGCAATGCCATCCAGGACGACGGCTCAGCCATCCTCGCTGCCGAGAAGCTGGGGACACAGCTCATCGTCTACCGGGAGACGTGCATCTTTACCGGCCGGTACACGGGCGTCCGCGAAACCCCCTTCGTTTACCGCCGAGTCGATGTGCCAAAGGAGGCGCGCGACCGCATGCTGCGCTACCCACGCACCCTCTGCAATCCGACGGGCGACTACCACCTCTTCGCTGGCGGCACGGAGTGGTACACCTTTGACGGCTTGGGCGAGCCGCGCCCCATGCAGATCCTGAACCGCTCGAAGAACCTATTCTTCTCGGCAGTCTCGGAGTCGGACCCGTGGCGCCCGTTCGCCCTGCGCAACCAGACGACGCGCGAAATGTGGTTCTGCACCTCGACCAACGTCTACGCCTTCGACTACCAGTTCGGCAGCGTCAGCACAATCGACGTGGCGTACACTGCCGGCTGCTTTGTGAATAAGCCCGCGTCGGCCCCGGCCGTCATCGGCCCGCGGTGGATGCTGCTGGCCGTGCTCTCGGCCCCCTCGGTGCGGAGCTTGGTGCAGTATGGGCGGGTTGAGAATCAGGCGATCACCTACCTTCGCCGCGGCGCTGCTTACACGGCGCGTATCCTTTCGACGCTCTGGCCGGCACCGGACCGGCGAGACTTCCTCGGCGAGATCGACGCCCGCGGCTACCTGATCCAGCTCGCTTCCGGCTCCGGCGACCCGGACGTAACCATCAAGCTCTACTCGACGAGCGACCCGGCCAAGGCGCCGACGCTGCGCTTTACCCGCACGATCGAGAACCCAAAGGGGAAGGGCTTCATCCCGGCCCTCTACAAGAACACGTGGTTTCAGGACGAAATCTCCGTCACGACGACGGACAACATGAACCTCCTCTTCACCCAACGCTCGCTTGAGGTGGCGCCTGTACGCTCGCGGGCCAACCAGCGCATCCGACTCTGATGCCCATTCGGGACACCACGCAGATCCCGCAGCCGACTCCGACCACGCTTCCGTTGCCGGCGGACCTGCTGCCGGACTTCCCGCGCGATGTGCGTGACCGATTCCCTGACTTGGTCAGGTGGGAAACAGACTTCCGCGACCGCTGGCGCAAGGCGGTGCGGTCGATCCAGGTGGACAAGGACGAGGTGGCGTTCCCGCTCAACGACGCCATCACCGGACTGGGGACGCTCAACCAGCAGTTCAGCCAGTACAAGGTCGAGAACGACAATGCGCTGGCCAGCATCACGCTGGAGATTGAGGCGGTCGTGGGCGACTACGATGCGCTGGCGATTCGGACGACGACGCTGGAGACGCAAGTGCAGACGCCCACCACGGGGCTTTTGGCGCGGGTCGGCACCATCGAATCGGCCTACGTGGATTCGGCTGGGGCCACAGCTATCGCCAGCTCCGTCGTGTCAGCGGCGCTGACCGGACCTTCGGGCAGCATCTTCGCGGCAATCGCCGTGGAGTCCACGGCGCGGGCGACGGCAGACT